GCGTTATCTCCAATCAGCGTATTATCTGATCCGGTAGTCACCGCATCGCCTGCTGAATCTCCAACGGCTACGTTATCCGTTCCAGAAGTATTAGCCGTAAGTGCCGAAGTACCAACTGCCACGTTATTGCTCGCAGTTGTCGCAACCAGCAGAGCGCCAGAACCAATCGCTACGTTCGATCCGCCCGTTGTAATGGCCCCTGCCGCGTTGTCACCTACCGCAGTGTTATCGGAACCCGAAGTCACCGCATCAAGCGCGGCCTCACCTATGGCTACGTTGTCCGTTCCGGTTGTTAAAGCTGTGCCTAAGTTGCCAGAACCCAAACCTACATTACCTGTGCCGCCTGTAAGGTCGAGTACATCAGTAACTGCCGCTCCTGAGCCTGCCCCATCCGCCACAACCATCTTGATTCCACCGTTAGGAATCACAACATTAGCGCCTGTGCCTTGTGAAATCGTTACCTGATAACCTGCACTGTTCTGGATGATCCAAGTCTTGTTGACTGTATTAGGGGCCAGAGTAACTGTATTGGTTGCTGTGGTAGAACCGGTTAGCGTCAGCGAATAAGCCCTTGCCGCATCAGCAGCGCCATCCGCCATCGTGATTGTGTGCGTAGTGCCAGTAATTCCTTCTGAGCCACTGCCCCATGCTTCAGCAATTAACTCCAAATTAGTGTTGGTGGTATCGCCCCATGTGCCGGACTGTTCACCAGTACCAATTTCTTCTAGTCTTAAATCATTTACGTATGTACTTGCCATAATTTTTACCTACGCTGCTATGTCTGTCCAGTCCGCGGACTGGGAAGGAGTAACCTCTGACCAAGAGGGCGATTGTGAAGGCGAAACAGCCGACCAAGAAGCATCTTGGTCCGGAATAAGGTTGCCCCAAACAGTGATTGTACCGAGTTCGGCCGTAGCGGAAACCCCTGTAACGGTATAGTTAGAGTCGCCCCCTGTAACGGCGTTTCCAACGCCTCCCGTAAGTTCGTCAGAAGTAACGCTGATATTGTTGTTAGTAGAAAGCGAAATGCTGCCCAAAGCACTAGTACCAGCCGTACCAGTAGCAGTAACACTAGCAACCCCACTAACAGTGACAGACCCAAGAGCAGTAGTACCTGCATTTCCACTTGCTGAAACACCTGCCGCTGCCGAAACGGTAACTGAACCCAGCCCCGTAGTTCCTGCATTACCCGTGGCAGTGACTCCAGCCGCCGCCGCAACCGAAACCGTACCAAGGGCAGACGTGCCCGCATTACCTGTGGCAGAAACAGTAACATCAACGACGCCGCCCCACGTAGACGATCCGTAAGTGCTGAAACCCCAAGTACCTGCCATAGTTTATCCATTACGCGATTCTAATAATCGCGTTTGAAGCATCCGCTGCGGGAAAAGTAATTGTAAAATCACCTGCTGTGGAAGTTTTATCCCCACCAAATGCCAGTACGGCAACAGCCCGATTTGCGCTACCCGCTGTAGTGCTTGAGTTATAAATCAATGCTCCGTTTGCAGTGATCGTTGATGAACTCCATGTAGTATCAGAAAAATCGGTCAGGGCCGTTGTTCCGCTTGTGCTGGGATCAACATTCGTCAGCGTGTTTCCTCCAGCACTATAGTTCGTTCCCGAAACCTCATTTGTGGTTGCGTAGGCAGTAGTCGAAGCCGACATCGTAGCCGATGAAGTATAGAGCGCGATTTTGAAGGTATTGCCCGTACCCGTTGTGGTAGTTGTACCGCCGCCCGATCCATTGTGAAAATTGTGTATCCCCTGTAAGAGTTCGCTCTTAAAAGAAGTACACATTGCCTGAGTTATAGCCATTACAGCCTCCGTAAAATTTCGGCCATATCTTTATGGCCCTGCTTAGAAAGAAGATTGTACAGCGTTGTTCTGTCGCTACTAATAGCGTCTTTACACGCAGCCACAATAACATAGAAAACTCTAGTCTTAAATGCTTCGGCCTGAGCTTTGACCATGGGGTCTGCTCCTTCGGCCACGGAAACTATCTTATCCACAGCCCTTTGAGCTATTTCTTCAGGTGTAAATCCTCTGTATTTAGTGGTTTCTACCTGTACGCCACTGGTGTTTGCTTTAACTTCTACTGAGAACATATTACTGTTTCTGCCTTATTACCATACCTGTTCTGTATTCATCTGTAGACTCTCTAGACTCCCCAAGCAGCTTAATAGATACCATGGCTTCGGCGAACCGCTTTTCGTACTGTTGCATGAGGTCGGGTTCACCTTTCATAAAAGTGTATGCTTCTATAAGACATCCGTACAGTAGTCCTTGTGTAGCATTTATACTTAGCCACGTAGTCCCATCACTAGCCCCCGCAGTTAAACTGGCGGGCCTATAAAAATAATGCAGCTCCGAGGTGTAAGAACTGTCCGGTGTAGGTGCAACAATAAAGTTATCTACATCAAACTGCGCATAATAGCGAGGACTCCCCGTAGTACTACTGTTGGGGTTAAAAGTTTGTATAAAATTAACATCCTTAAAGTCCAAAAAGAACTTCTCGCTACCAGAAGTGTACGAAAGCGAAAAAGGAGCTAAAAAATCACTGGGACAAGCTAAATACTGGTTAGAACTGCTCATACCACCAGATACGTTTTTACGGAACAGGCTCAAATGAGCATTTTTTAAAATACGCTCTTCCGCGTTTTTTATGAAAATATCTAAATTATTGGTAAACGTGGTTTCGTCGTTTTCCGTGTAATTTTGTATTGCGGTTTTTAATGTGGCGTAAGTAAAGCTCATGTCGTCGTTACCGTAACCTCACCTAACTGCATAATCCCCTGTAGGGAGGTATTATCCGGTTGAGGAAAAATTGTTTGTCCCACAAACACATTCATGGGCTCTTTTCTAGCAGGGCGAGGTTCCCACAGAGCTTGCGGTTCATTGGGCACACGCAAGGTCATAGACTGCGGGGCTTTTGGCTCATAGCACTGGTGACACACCTTGAAGCCTGTCCATTCTTTAAGCAACTTGACGTAGTCAAACTGCTGTCCACAGCGGTCACAGATGGCTTGGGAATATTTACCTATTGCGTAGCTCATTAGATTACAGAGTAGTAGTCTCTCCCCGGAGTTAGGCTTAAAGAAGCTCTGTCGCGGTCTTCAGAAGCCGCCCTTTGAAACTCCTCCTCGTACGCTGCCTTTAACAAAGGCACACGGTCGGGAGCACGTTTTATAGAAAGATAATACGATAACCCCGCCACTAAACAAGGATAAAACCTAAAAGGCACTTCTGCAGAGTTAGTAAAGGTGTCGGCATCGTCCATGCGGGTAAGTCTGTCATAGACCAGCACATATTTGGTACTAGAGTCAGGCATGGGCCACAGCTTTATTACTGGGGTAAGCGAGCGGTCTATGTAGAACTGCGTAGGCTTACCCGTAGTACGCTTAGACGGTATGCTTATAAAATCATCTCTGCTTACACGCGACATCCGTATGTCGGACTGGCTGCTAGTGTCATTATCTTCCCTAACCACCATAGAAAGCACATCAATACTGGCCTGCACATCGGTTAGGTCTACTGCGCTGCTAAGAGTAGTAGTGGCTGCACTGGTACCGCCGGTAAGGGTTTCGCCATTGGTAAAGGTGCCCGAAGGCACCGTAATAGCCATTGTAGTACTAGAAGGCTTACTGGTAATACTCGCCGTGGCTGCACTGGTACCACCTGTGAGGGTTTCCCCCACGGTAAAACTACCACTGGCTCCTACTGTCATAGTAAGGGCACCCAAGGGGTAGTCGGCAATGCTGTCGGCAAGGGTAAGGGTTTTTTGTTCTATAGTCCAGCGGTTTAAGCCTCTGTTAGACCAGTCCGCTAGTAATAGGTTTAACGACCGCTTGGCCGTTTTCAGGTCATACCCCGTGCGAACCTCACTACCACAACGTTCAAACGCCTCTTCTATATACTCAGCAACATCAAGGGCAAAGTCTTTTGAACCCGAAACAGCCATTAGCTATTCGGGCCTCTTATCGACCTGTTAAGGTTCTTAGCCTGTACAAGACCACCTCCGGACATCTTCACTCTAGAACGAGGAGGAGGAGGAGACATAGGAGGAGGTGTAGGGGAAAGATCTTTCAATTCCTCTTTCTCACGTCTTATAGACTCTCTTATCCTTGCTCTTCTTCTACTTTCCGCACGTATACGTCTTCCTTCCTCTCGGTCGGCTTTGGTCTGTTTCTTAGCCATCAATATTCTCCTTAGCTATTAGGGCCTCTAACAGTCTTACTACTGCTTACTGTGCCTCCCCTAGAATAGCGTTTACGTACCATGCCTCCACCCATTTTATTTTGTCTGGCGGCAGCGGCCTGTTTTTTACCCTTTTCTGTGTAAGGGTAGTGTTTACCATCTACTACGGGCATCTGTGTTCTCCTTTAAGATCCCGGAGCTTCATAGTACTTAAGAAATTCACACCAAACAGTGTATTCATTCCCTGCGTCTGCTGTGGAAGGAACCACAAACAACACATCTCCTGAATACCCCGTAGCTGCGGTATTTTTTAAGCCACCTATGTCACTAAAGTCAAAAGAATTATCGTACGCAAGGGTTAAAAACGTAACGTTGGTGTCTGCGTCCCAGTCTAGGGAAGCAGGCGCATCGGGCGCGCCACTACAGGTATACCATATCCTGTTCAACGACACATGCGCACAAGAACCCCCATTTAACGTGGAGGTGTTTAGTGCAGAAACATCCACTAAGGTAGTACTGCTTGCATTACCGTCCGAATAGACAGAGCAATAAACAATTAGCTTTTTTTCTCCATCTAACTGGTTAGTGGGTCCTGTAACTGAGTTAGCCATAAGTTACTCCAAAGTAAGGTGGGGCTTTAGCCCCACCCAGTTAACAATCAGCCGTTACTCAAACGGTGTCGCCAATGTGCCGTCACCATGCAAGAAAGCCTCGCAATGCCAAACCGCTGCGCTGGTTGCTACTAAGCGAATTACGCCACCTACAAGCCAGCCCTGTGCTGCCGACCCCAAATCAATGGTGTCATCATTACTGGCATCAGGAATGAAGGTGTTGTTATCGGTAGCCGTTCCCGGATCAAAGATCGTAGCAAAACCAGAGAACAAGTCACTGGCATTGTCCGTATTGATCTGTCCCGCACCAGTAAAGGTGGTTCCAACGATGAACGTGTAGTTCAGGCCAGCCGCTGCCGTTGGCAACGTGACCACAATACCTGCGGCTCGGTTTAAAGTGTAAACCGTACCTGAATCGGTGGACTCAACGCTCTTGGTAGCAGACGTAATGCTGCTGACGTTGGCATAAGAGGAAACATAACCCGTTGTGGTGATATTACCACTGGTATCGATGTCTAAATTAGTTGTAATTGCGCCAGTGGCAGCGGTTTTAGTTATCTGTTCAAAACCACCCTCTGACCTAACTGGTCCGCTAAAGGTTGTATTAGCCATATATTTCTCCTGTCTTGGCTAGTGTCTGTCGCACCATGCGACAGTCAGGAAGATAAAACTCTAAACCAAAAAGAAGGGCGGCACAAGCCGCCCTCCGATTCTTTTTACCCAAAAGGGTAAAAATTATGCTCCAGGAGAACCAAACACACAGCGTGGGTCTGAAACTCCGAAAGAATACCTCTCTCGAGACTTATATCGCACATTGCCTGTCTCGAAATCGCCTTCCATAGAATTGCGAATCGGGGCACGTACAAAGTGCTTAAAGCCGTTAGGGGCATCTGTCTTAATGAAGAACGCATCCGTATCGGTTAAATAGTTGTTAACTACATAGCCGTCAGGAATCATTCCCATACTTCTAGAAGCATTTATGTCGTTATCTGCAGTTGCAGGTCTCTGAGCCGAAGCTGTTAACCGTTCTGCTACAAACTGTAATGCCGGTGGAATTATCAGTTTGCGACCTTGAAGAGCAATCTTCAAGCCTCTTTCGTCAATAAACGCCGCAATATCAATCAGAGATTGTTCTAGCGAAGTTTCATTGAGGTCAGCAGCGGTAGACAGTTCGTTTCTCAGGTCGCCACCACCCACGGTTGGATGATCAGTAGCACAAAGCTCCTTACCATCGCCATAAGTAGTACCACTTGAAAACGCATTATTAAGAATAGAAGCAGCCTTCACTTGCTTAGTGTTAGCCATGGAACGAGCCAGTGCTCGCGTGTATCTAGTACTAAGGCGGTCATAGAGGTTATCCTCTACAGCTTCCTCGGTGATAGAAAACGCCAGCGCAATCGTCTCATGGGTGTACCTTGCTGTGTAGGCTTCATTAGCAGTGTCATACGTGACCGCTGCTCCTTCTTCCTTAACAGGGGCTTGACCAAACCCAGAAAGCATTACCTCTTCTTCAAAAGCACGATCAGAGTTCTCGCTTTCAAAGATTTCAGCATGTTGACTGTCGTATCGGTCATACTCCATTCCGAACAAAGCATTTAGTCCGGGTTCCAACTCTTTAAGGAGTTGTGATCTTGAAATAGCCATAGATTACTCTCCTTATATTCCAGCCACTGTACCGTTAGTACTATAACGGTAGAAGTGGTTGTTGAGCCGAACGATCGCTAACATACCCGCCGCAGAGGTATCAGCGTTTGAGGGAGAATCCTCAAAACCCATAATACGCAAATTAAGCGTGTTGGTAGTAGCTACAGTACTCACAGCAAGTTCTGCTGTGGAAATTCCTGTCGTGGAATCTCCGGAAGTACCCGTAGCAAAGTTAGCATTCGCATGAACCGAAGCCTGTGTAACGGAAGCATCGCAGTTGATCAGGAACAGTTGATCCGGATCAGCCGCAACGTGTGCTACAGCTTCGGTGCTTGATTTAACGGAACTCGTTCCGGGCCACGTATTAGTGAACGTTGGTTTTCCGTTTAGGTCTGTGTACTCACAGCCGAGAAAGGCTCCTAAAAGAGGAACTGTGCCACCAGCGGCAGCACCCACAATATCAATCAGACCGTTAGCAAGAGGTATAACAGGGGTTCCTTGGTATATAGTACTGGAAGTTCCTGCCGTACCTGTAGTCTGGATTTTAAATGTGGTTATCCCATTAGTATTAGCGCCATCCCCCACTGATTTGTACGGTCTTAGACCAAAGGCAGCATCAATGTTTGCCATGTTGGTTTATCTCCTAACAAAAAGAATGAAAGTTACTTTTTGCTTTAAAAGAGCTAATCATTGCCTCTTTTTCCACCAAAAGTAACACGGGATTGCCGTTCGTTATGAACGGGCATACTAGGATGTTCTACGCGCAAGTAATCCTGCTCCACAGCCGTTTCTTGGTCTTCGGTTCGAGAACGATAGTAGGCGTTCCTCTCCGCGCGGGTTTCGTTTGGAATTCTTGCCAGCAATAACCCTCCTACACCGATAATACCGGCATATTCACCGGTTGATATAGAGGAGTATTTTTTATTTGGATATTCATCCGCGCGAACTAATTCAAACCCTTCGCGAAGGCGAGCATGGAGGCCTTTTGCATCATCTAAACCCATAACAGATTCACGAATCCAACGATGTGAGTAACCTTCCGGTGGTGGTGGAGCGTCCAAACTGGACGGAGGAGCCCAAGGCCGACGACGAGACTGCTTTTCTCGTGTTTTTTCGGCGCGTGTGGTTTTATCTGTCATAAGTACCTCACGAAGTAGCTTGTCTGTTTTGTAAAATCTTAACGTTTCTTGCGTAATCTTCTAACGATACACCAAGTTTTCTCGCTATTGCAACCTCACTTTGGCTTAATCGTACCGAATTATTGCTTTTAGTGTCCCTACGAGCCCCTCCTGCAGGAGCTACGCCGCTTGGTCTGCGGGTAGGAGAGGAAGTGTTTCCTCCTATACTCTGTACTTGTTCCGCTTTATGAGGAAAGTTTTCCTTTAACTGAGACTCTAGTTTTTCGTAGTAGGCATCTGAAGAAGGAGTATATCCTTCCAAAAGTAGTTCTTTATGTATAGAAAAAGCGGTAAGAGTCATTGGTTCATCATTACCAAACCACACATTGCGTTCAGCCCATTCCTCTGCTTTAGGGTCAGGCTGTGTCTGCTGTTGGTTCCATCCCTCAGACGGTGGTTGGGTTTCTGGTTGCTGTGCTGAGTTAGGGCCTGCTTGTTGGTTTGGAGTTTCTGCTTGCTGCGCCGCTTGCTGTTCAGCGTAGCGTTTAGCCTGAACCAGTTTTTCAGAGTCTAAGGCGTGTTGCGCTATGCGTTTTTGCACTTCCATCTGAGCGTCTACGTCACCACTGTTAATAGCTTTTTGTAATGCAGACTTTAAGGCCTCTTCTTCCAGAGTCAATCTGTTTTCGTACTCTGCTAAATGACTGTTTCCAGTAACCTGTGCATTTGCGGAAATTTCATCGTTTTGCTTTTTCAGACCCTTTGCATAATCAAGAGCAGCTTTTTCTCGCCTTTCGGCCTCGCGCATTCGCTTAGTTAGCTTATTTATCCTTTTCTGGACCGATTCGCTTTGCCTCGAGAGCTCTTCGTCTTCTGAGTCTTCTTCGGATTGTACTTGGGAGCCTTGTTCTTCGGCGGTTTTTTCGACTGAAGAGGAGGACTTTTCTTGTTTTCTTTCAGCAGGGTCTTCAATGATTTCCGCTGCGGTTGAGGGGTTGGAGGAGAAGATTTCTTCCTCCACGGGAGCCTTTGGTAAAGTGACGTCCACAGTTTCGTCATCGTTTTTAGTAATTTCTGCATCAGTTGACCTCGTAGCCATCGGTTATTCTCCCTTAAATATGCAAAATGTCGCTAGGATCGTTAATGCGAGCAAGTATTTCGTCATCATTGAGCAAACGAACTTCGCCGCCTTCTATCTTAAATCGGCTTCCCGCGTATCTTCCAAAAATAACCCACTCTTTTTCAGCACACCAAGGGCCATGGGGATATTTTTCACGATCCTCATACGCATCTGGTCCTAATCTCAGCACATAACCACATACAGTGGCTAGGGCTTCGGTTTGGATCACAGCATCGGGCATAAGAATTCCACCATCACTGACTTTTCTGCCCTGATAGGGCAAAAGCAAAATTCGCCAGCCAGTAGGTTGAGGTAAACGGTCAATTGATTTAGAAGATAGCTTACTGGGATCTAAGTACAGATCCTCTTTTTCTACGTAAGCCGAATCTAGTGAATCTTTTTCAGGAGGTTTTTTAGGGGTAGGTTCTTTATAGTAATCAGGTACCAGTAGTGTTGGTTCAGTCATCTGTTACTTTCTCCAGCAGGGATGCTATTTCCTGTTCTATTGCTGCAAGTTCTACGAGCCTAGCTCGAAGTTCCTTGAATGTGGTGAAATCAGGTACAGGCCCTTCGCAAAGGGTATGCCGTATCATTTCTCTCCGTTCGCGTATATTCTTTCGTATTTTTTCGTAAATGTAAAGCTCAGTCACGGTTACTTTTCTCTAGAAACATTTTTCATTTTCTCAAAAGTTCTAAGGCCTCCAAGACCTAACATACCCATAAGCACAGTAGACAACTGACTAAAGTCAAATTCGGGTAGGCTTTGTTCAAAGCCTGCTAGGGCAAAACCAAACTGTATGAGAGGAGCCAAAATAAAGTGGTAAGCCAAGGCTACACCACATACCCAGCCAACAAAAGGTCGCCATCCCGCAACAAAAATGCTTTTATGCGATGCTTCGGCCTTGTTAACCTCTAACTGAGCTAAATTAGCATTATGCAAAGACATACTAAGCTCGTGGTTTAGCTTTTCTCTTAAGTCTTTGTCAGGAACCATCTTATCAACGATTCCAGTAATAGGTCCAATGAGTTTATCTAACACAGAGATACTCCTTGTGGTGGTTTCAAACGGTAAAAACCTCTAACGGGTCCTTTTTTCCTTTCACTTCTATGGGTTCCAACGACTTTAACACAAAAGAACATTTTTTTGCAGTAGAAGACCCAACTAATATCTCCTTTCCTACCTGTTTGGTGGATGATTCCAGTCTGGCTGCGGTATTTACGGGGTCTCCGATCGCAGAATAGTCGAACCTAGAAGCGGAACCCATGTTCCCTATCACTGCTTTTCCTGAATTAACCCCCACCCCGATAGCAACAGGTACAGGTAAGACTTCGTTAAGGACTTTTATCTTTTCCTGTATTTCAATTGCGGCCTTTATAGCAGCGTCTTCGTGATCAGGTAGGTCTAGTGGGGCCGAAAAAATTGCCATACAGGCGTCACCAATGAACTTATCTACCATGCCCCCGTGTTTTTGTATGGTTTCTACCTGTACAGACAAAGTTTTGTTCATTATTTCGGTAACTTCCTCCGGAGACAGCTTTTCCGACATAGAAGTAAACCCCCTCAGATCAGTGAACAAAAAGGTTGCGTAGCGGGTTTCACCACCTAGGGTCAACAGGTCGGGGTTATCTTGCAAGCGTTTTATTTGTCTTGGGTCTAAGTAGTGTTCAAACTGTTTTTTAATCTGCTGGCGTAGTAAATACTGTTCCCTAAAGTTAAACCAGAACTGTTCCCCAGATAGTAACAATAAACAAATAGCGGGCCAAGTAACATCAACTAATTGATTTTGTTGAATAAGATAGACTCCTAGGCCATATACTCCCGCTAACATTCCTCCTACACTTACAGCAGACCAAGTTACATTACATCTTTGTAGAAGAGTTATTGTAATTGTACATACCAATAAAAGAAGCCCTAATTCATACAATAACCGGTTTGCAGGAATACTAGGACTGTTTGGTAGCAATAAGCTCTCTGCCAAAGCAGCTTGTATGTAGTGGGGATTTAACAAACCCGCAGGGGTAGCCAACTGTGGCATTATTCCTGCAGCACTTGTTCCCACAAAAACAAACTTACCTTCTACCTGTGGGTCTTGGTACGAAACCGTAGGGGTATCCACCCAAGAGACCCACTTTCGGCCAAACCTATCTGTAGGAATTACCCCAAGTGCCGGTATTCTAAGGCTTTCAATACCTCCTTCATTAGTTCGTATTTGGTACGTTCCCTCCCCCGTAAGAGCTTTTAATACTTGTGTGGCAAAAGAAGCAACCCAACCGTCAGGAGCTCGAGAAATAAGGGGAATTTGCCTTATAAGGTTATCTACATCAGTAGGAGCAGAAACAGCCCCCTGTAAAGCAACCTCAGTTAGTTGCTCTATGTTTAAAATAAACCCCTTTGCAGGGCTATAGTTAACAGGATCTTCGCCAAGAATAACAGTTCCATGTGGTGGAGGATATTCCGCATTAGCAAACTCAGGCATAGCTAATACATTTATCCCCTGAGTTAGGCTTGTGGCAAAATCTTCATCTCCACCAAAACGGTCCGGTTGAGGAAATAAAACCACCCAACCCACCCCCAGAGCACCTCGATCCATAAGCTCATTTTGTAAAGTAGCTAAGGTTTGACGGGGGAAAGGCCAACCTCCTTCTCTTGCTATATCTTCTTCAGTTATATCAAGAACTACAAAATGCCCAGATGGAGTGGGTTGAGTAATAAACGCATCAAATGTTTTAAGTCGCAACACCTCTAATGCAGACCAGTTTAACAACAAAGGCAAAGCTAAAGCTACAACGGTGAGTAGTCCGACTTTTGTACCTAGTTTCAAGGTTTTAGCACTTCCATCTTTTTCTTGCTTGCCATAGATTTTTCTTTTTTCTTAGCCATTTTTCTAATCAAATTGGTTAATTGTTACGGTTTTGTTACAGCTTGAAGTGCAGTTAAATACCGCTGTGTAAGATTTGGCACTTACTCCATTTTGAGTTGCATTTACGGTGTAGTTTCCCTGTTCTACTCGTATGTTCCCAACGTGTGCGCCGTCACCTGATTGCGTCAGGTTAACCGTTGAGTTATCGGCAGGGTTGTTTTTGAACTCAATGTCGCCATCCTTTGCGCCGCTACCTGATTGCGTAATCGTAGCATCATTATTATTGCAGTTGTTGCAAGATTTAATATAGGCGTTGTGGCTTCCAGAACCAGATTGAGTAATTGTCCACGTACTGTCATCTCCAAAGGCGTACATCTTTGCATAATGGTCTCCGGTACCTGTTTGGGATACCTTATAGATGTTGTCATCGCCAGACATATAAATTTCGCCATACATATCGTCACCGGTTTGGGTAACGGTCATCTCATTTGAGTCCTGATCCGCGTCAATATACCCTGTGTTGTCGTTTCCAGTCTGTGTAATCTTATATTCATTCCCTGTATGGTTTGTGTACTGGCTATAGGTTTTAGCTAAATTATCGTCACCATTCTGGTCAATATCGATGGTAGCACTACTACAGGTATGCGTTGTGTATGTTCCATTTGATAGCCCACACCAGACACGCGCCGTATTGCCGGTTCCTATTTGTTCAATATAAATGTTGGTGTTTGTCCCTTTAGTATCTATCTCTACGGAATTATCCGCTGCAAAAACAGGCAAACTAAGGAGACTGAACAATAGTAATCGCACTTTCACCTCCACCGTTTACTACCACACCTATTTTTACACCCGCGGTCAGAATGTCTACGTTGTAGGCCCCACTTTTTTCTAGCTCTAAGTCTACAGTGTTTTCCACTTGGCGAAACAACGTAAGTCTTTCGCCCTCTACAAAAGAATAAATCTGTAGCTGGGGGTCAAATCCCGGAGTAATTCCTACTAACTCTACTCCGTCTAACTCCGCACCTTTTTCTTCTTTAGCCGCAGCACTTACCTCTATTACGTCTAACAGATCAGTTAGGAAGTCCACATCTAAAAAGTCCACATCTAATCTACCTATTTCATCTTCTAACTCATCTTTATCCAATTCGTTTTCATCTAGTTCGGTTTCTTCCAATAGATCTACGTCTAGTATGTTATTGGGACTACTGGCTTGTTCCTCTACGGCTTGTTGAATTTCGTCTGGAGGGTTAACAATAAGCAAATTATCTATAAAACCCAGTGTCATGCCCTGTAATAAAACAGGTGGGGTAGGTGGTGTCTCCGACACACTAACCATAGTAGCTTGAAACGGTTCATTCATCACCACTACACCTGCTTGCGTTGTTACGGTTATTTCCCCACTAGAAGCCCCCGTGGCGTCTGGGAGAAGAATCACCAAACTGCGACCAATTTCATCCACCGTAGTGGTGAAGTCTGTCCCACGAATGGCAATAGTAGCGGTAGGAGTACGGATACTAATGTTCTCACGGTTAATACGTCCCAATGCGCCTGTCAAAAAGCGGGCTGTACCACTAGCCATGTTAAGAGCTAAACGGCTTTGAGACGGATCGGGGTCAAAAATGTATTCGTCTATTACAACACTGGAACGCTCGGTTAGTCGTACTACGCTATCGTCAAGAAACTGAATAGCTAAACGCCCGTTCCCAGTACGTACGTTATCCATACTGGCAATACCCAGTTGTAACTCAGCTGCTAGGGAATCATCCGTGTTCTGACGTAAGACCTCGCCAATTCCTCTCAATTCAGAAATAGACCCAACTTGGGCACTTGCCACAAAGGGCAAAAAAACTAGCAACCAGAAGTACATTGATCTACATCAATAACACCATTAGTCGTAATAGCTACTATGTCTAAAATGTTTTTAACCGAACCCCCAGTACTGCTTTGGTCTACGTCGATGTTATTACCATTACCCGTTATATTTGCTTTAATGGAATGGTCGGCATTGTTTACTTGAGTGGTGTCGATATCGTTTGAATCCCCGTCCACGGTCCAGTCGTTTACACAACCCACAACGTTACAAGTTACGTTGATGTTGTTTGAAGTCCCTGTAACACTAAAGTCTGCGTTCGCAGCGGTCGCTGTTGCAGTATTACCTTGTGTGTAAACAAGCACGTTACTATCACCGGTAGCTTCAAAATCAAAATCTGTGTTTTGTACATCACCTGTAGCACCTAAAGCCAGAGTTTGAGTATTGCTGTCACCAGTAGACTTTAAAGTAAAATTAGCTGAATTAGCTTGTGCCGCCGTCATCGCAATAGTGTTGCTGTCACCTATCTGATCTACATCAGCCGTAATGGATGTACCCGATAAGCTCACCCTAGCACTACTGGTACCAACAACGTTGCTCGACCCAATCTGGTCTATACTAAGCGTGAGGGCGGTGCTACCGCCGCCAGCTTGAGTTAAGTAAATATCGTTGTTGGCCGCAAGAACAGACACACAATAGGCCAATGAATATAATAAAAACGCATAAACTAAACAAGATTTAATCATTAGAGATCGCATTTTACCTCTCCTCCGGAGACTGATAGTCCCACAAATCTCTTTCTATCCCCTGCATTATAAGCTCATAAACAGCAGCTTCTATAGCGGACCTTACAGCATACCCCGCTGTCTCGTTAACTGCCACCCCTGTTTCTAGTTCTACGAGTTCTACACCGTTTTCGGTAAATCTAAAAGTGTCTATTCCCGTAGAAGCACTAAAAATAGTTTTACTAGCTAATACATTTAACAAAACCTCTCCGGTTTGTACCAACACCGCCCTAAGCGAAACCGTGACTTGGTCTCGTCGGTGTTGCCTAGAGGTACCAATACCTAAGTAACGTGCTCCAACGCCGCCGGTAAATGTATTTGTTGAGTAGGAAATAATTCCTCCTTCCATTAGCAAACCAGCAAATAAAAGAGGTTTTAACTGGTTATCGCCTTCGCCATCGTAAGTACTACGGGTAGATATAATTAGTTGACGTTCTCTGGTTAAATGGTCTAACATGCCTCGTTCTGCCACGGTAAACCACGTTCCACCACCCGCGTTTTGTAGAGCTTCGATTAAAAAGCTATCTGCTCCCTGAGTTACCGCTGTGCTGAACAGGGCCATGTTATCAGCCGACTTACGCTGACCGGTTAAGTCTAAAAAGCTATAAACAGCCACCACTGCCTTGCGGGCAGGAGCGGAAAGTTCCACTAAGTCTTGTAAAGTGGGACGGTCAATACGGGGGCCTTCTGGGCAACGGGTATTGGCTACATCAGCGGGGTCTGCAATACGCGAAGTACTATTACGACACGCTTCAATAGGGCCAACTGCCACACAGCCACAAGTGGCAAAAGCCAGAAAACATACAATTAGATACCGCACTCGTCTGTGGAGCAAATACCGAAACTACCTACAGGAATACGTATTTCAGTTATTCCTCCATCAATATCGGTAACTAGGAGAACAATCTCTGTTCCGGTGTTTATAAAGCTAATTTGATTGCCTTCGAGGTCAAATACCCCGCCTGACCCTCCGGTTTCAGAGTTAAACAACGATTCCGCTAAATCACGAGACAACTGGCTAAAGATACGACTCTCAAGGTTACGCACAAACTTAGCAAGGGTGGTGTTTTCTTGTTCACGTAAGAGTTCGCTTGCACGGGACTCGGCGGCTTCTCTTATGTCTTGTTTTCGGCTACGTTCTTGTTCATCTATAGTGAGATAATGCGCCGACTGTCCCACTCCGTTAAACGAGGGGTTTTTGAACTGAAAAGTTAGCCCAGTAGCCATTGCCTGAGAACAAAAAAGACCCAAAATTACTGCACCTACATTACTCTTCATAGTCACTCTCCCGTAGCTCGATTACGGTGTCTAACTTTTGTTGAAGTCTAATTATATCGTTATCTAACATCCTAACTCTGTCTATTAGCGCAATAAGCGTGGTGTTTGCTTCGGCTAGTTTTCGCTTTATGTTATTGGTTATGTAATTCCAAATAAAGTGAATCATGTATAACAAGCCGGTGGTTGCCACTATAGGGAATCCGTACTCGCCAACTGCTTCGGCTATGCCCATTAGTCTCGCCGAGCATCTTCTTTACCATTAGCACGGGCAAGTCTTTCTAGATCAGGGCGTATGCCTACTACGCTACACAAGGTAGCGTCTACACGGATCATATCATGATTCATGGTTTTTATGCGGTTGTCTAGGGCTTGCACAATACCGTGAAGCCCATCTACTTGACTAACCACGCTTTCTAGAATGTACTTTATGGTCAAGAAAATAAAAAAGCCTGCAATCAACGCTATTGCAATAGGGAATCCTACATCTGCAATTAAGGCAAGCATCTCGCTCATTGTTTTGCCTAACGTACTTTAAAGCCTACCCCTGCAAAAGCGGCACCTTTGCCTTTTGCCTGTTGAACGCCTTTAGGCGCAGGAGTTACTTTTACATTAGACTCTTGTTGCTCTGCGTAAGGAACCGTGTATTCCCCCGCAGCGGCAAAAACAGTCATTCCAGACTCTACTTTATCTGCTTTTTTAGCCATAGCTATTTACCTCTTAAGTGTTAACCATACATAGCGAACCAGTCGTTAAGTGCCATTCGCCACTCATAAGGACTATCGAAATCAAAACGACGTGGCATATTCGGTTTCATAACAGGGGGAACAGGGTCAGGAGTAGGAGCAGCGGGAGCCATAGGTTCTTGATAAACCGACTGTGGAATAGCCGACTGTGGCTGCGCTTGTGGTTGTTGCATTTCTCCATAGGTAGTAAACCCCTGTGCAGTAAGAGGTACATCTCCCATCATTGCAGACTGTATAAAGGGGTCATTACCCCAAAAAGGGTCAGCCGCGCCCGATTGAATTCTTTCTATATTAGCGGCAATGGTTTCGGCCTGAGCGTGAGTGGGGTTTGGGTTTGCACTATATACCCGCTGATAAGCCGCTTTGCGGTCTTCATCGCCACTGCCTGCACCGCCATAACCACTAGCCCGCCAAGTAACAGTGCCTCCGGCGGGGGCACCTCCCACAGTGCCAGTGTTAACTCTTAAAGTGTTCTGTTCCATCAAGCCCTTGGGTATTTCAAACCCCATGGGTATACCACCCGTAACTCCTAAGGTTGGAGCACCATACGCCACAGTAGGCGTGGTGGCTGCATTGCCCGCAGCACTGGTCATACCGCTGGGGCCTCCGGTGGTGGCGGTTTCGGTGTAGGGGTTAGGGGGTTTAGCAGTAGCAAAACTAATAGGGTCCCAGCTGGAATAGTCCTCAGGCAACAGATCGTATTGGGTAGTAAAGTTGCCTATTCTAATATCGGGGTCGGCGGGACGCGGGGGAATAGCCATTATTCACCTCCTCCACGTTTTGGAGCATTATGTGTGCGGTCTAGGGCTATGTTAGCTCGTAACTGGGCAATATCCTCGGTAGATTCTATGCGCTCTCTACCCAGCATAAGGTCCTGTTGTTGCTTTTGTTTATCAAAGTTTAAGCGGTTGCGGTCCTCTTGGGCCTTTCGGGCGAGTTCGCCTTCGCGTATGTCAAGCTCACGGTTTTTAAGCGATACCAACGGATCATCATCGTCGGTGCCACCCTGTAACTGTTCTTCAACGTCGTTAAACTGCTTGGTAAACTGGGCAATAAGCTGTGCAACGCGGCCTTCGTATTGGGGGCGCGTTTCTTCGCTGGGTTGTATGCCCTGCTGTTGTAGCTCTTGTGCGGCTTGGGCTTCGGCCTTGAAGGAAAAGTGCTCATATATATGGCCTACCATCAAAGCGTAAACAGGCATTTGGCTACGCACGATTTTACTTTCCATAAAAGCGGTATGCGCAGCAATATGGGCATCATGGTCCTGTTCGGCAAAAACCTTTAAAGGATTACCCGAACCAGTTAGCACAAGGGGAGCTCGGCCGTTTTCTACGGCAGGGTTCTCGGGCTTGGGGTCTTGTTGGGGTTTAAGAATTTCGTCAATGTTGTCTATGCCCAGCGCGGAGTATACGCGGCGGTAGGCTTCGTACATATTGTGTATGGCAGGGTTACTGGTAGCCATGGTTAGTTGTTCTTGGGCCAGCATTACCCGTTGCGCCATGCTAAAGATGTTTGGGTCGCTTACGGGGAGTATGTCTATTTCGGGGCCAAAGTCCTCGGCAAGTAACTGGGGATTAGGCCCCTGTGGTTGCGAGGACTGTGCCGTGTAAGGGTACTGCATTTGCTGGGTGGCTAGTTCACCAAACAAAGTGCCCAGTAGTTTGAGCTCGTTTTTCAGGCTGGCATGTAACCGTTTATGCACAGCCGACATTACCTTACTGCCCCTTTCTAGTAAAGCTACGGTAGTGCCTACGGGGAGGTCGCCACGGCCTTCGGCAACGCCTATTTCTTGTGTGCCTACGAATTTTTCTGCCGCACTAACCACAAAACCCATTAAGTTAAACAGCGTAGTACTGGGTTCCTTATAAGGTAGAGGTAGTAGTGACTCTCGTAAATTGTTACTGGGCACGTCTACATCGCGCCACTCTCCGGGTTGAATGGCACTGTCATCATCGGAAATGCGCATTCCGCGTGTTTTAAAACCAGCGGGTAAGTTGCTCAGGGTACCGGCGTCTACCAACTGGCGTAAAGTACTGGTGGCCGTGCGAGACAAGTTCCCCAGCAGGTGTATTAGCCCAAAACCGTAAAAACCCATTCCGGGACTAAACTTGTAGTGAACAAAGTATTCTATTTTTGCCTTCTTAGGGTCTTGTTCCATGTAGTTGCGGCGCAAAGAGAGGACTTCGCCATTGTCTTTACACACCGTAACTATGTAAGGTAGCTTTATGCCGGTGGGGTCGCCGTTGGGGTCAGTGTCGGGGAATGTTTCTAGGTCCAAGTAGCAGTGGCATTCTAGTAAGGTGATTTCTTGGTCGTTTTCGGCATAAGTAGGACTGGTGCCTTCTATTTTGTCATAAGCCTCGGTAATCTCGGACCGTTCATCCGCGGCCATAGGCATAATGTTTACGTCGCGGTAAAATCCACTAACCTGTAGTTTACGTACTTCGTTGCTGGACATTTTAATAAAATGGGTAACGCGTTCGGAAGTTTTAATATCCGTGGCGCTGTAAGGAACCACTAAGTCCTCGGCGGGTACAAACTTACTCACAGGACGGCCAAGTTGTTCCTCTTGGTAGACTTTTTTAAACGCACTACCGGCACAGCCCAAGTAGTAGAGCATTTGGTCGAATTCGGGTTCGTATTCGTCCATTTCGTACATGAGTTGGTAGTTCATGTAGTCTTTTACGCGGTCGGCGCGGGCTTCCATATCAGGGGTGCTTACGCCCATTACCTTGGTTTTTACCGGCCCGTTGGCCGGAATAAGCTCCTTATATGCTCCTGCCTGAAACTGCGTAACGGCTTCGTTAAGCAGGGGGTGTACCACGCCCGTTGCGCCGGTAAAGGGTTCGGTGCGCACGTCGTAACGCAGGCCAAGGAGTTCTAGGCCCTTGCTGTAGGTGTCTTCCCAGTCTTCGCGGCTGTTTTTGTCGTCTTCGTAAGCACTGGTAATCTTTATACTAATGGCACTGAGTTCGGCGGGGTCTAAAAGGTCGGCAAGGTTGCTGTCAAACGGGGCCGTGGTGGGGTCCATAGCGGGGGCACCACCAAAGTCAACGGTTGCGCCACCAGTGGGGTCATCGTCTAGGGTGACTTCTACATCCACGGGGGTGTCGGTAAACAAGGCGTTTTCTTGCTCCAGAATGTCGGCCTCCTCTAGGCTGTTAGCAGCCGCAGGGGCGCGGAGCAAGGCTTTGTCTATATTGTTTGTGCTCAGGGGATCACGGGCCATGCAACAAGTACTCCCAAAGTTGACGTCAAAACTAACATAAATTTACTAATAATACACGCGTTGTCGGGGTGGGGTATCGTGGGGTTCGTAGTCTTCGGGGTGGCCAATAAAGCCGCCTTCTCTAAAACGGCGCAGGGCTTGGGCAACGGTGTCGAGGTAATCGTCGTGTTCTCCAGCCGGAAACGCCGCACACTCCTCTATGACCTCTTCGGCCCATAGGGTGTCGGGTGCGTACACCATACCGCTCTCAAACATAGGGGCAACACTGTTTACGCGGCTTATTTTGTCATTACCGCGGCTGGGCGTGTAGTTAGTAACCGGTATACCCATGCGGCGTAACTCCTGCGTAAGGGGCATACCACTGGCTTTGGCTTCTATGAGAACGGTTTCGGGTTCCCAGTAGTTGTATTCCTCCATGGTAATGCGGCGCAGTTCGGGAAAGTCCCAGCGGCCACGGCGGGCGTCACACAGTATAAGGGCAGCAGGCTTGCCTTTTTCGGGGTAAAAAACACCCCATGTGGTTATTGCGCTGTAGTCGGCTTGTTCCTTTTTGCTAAAGGCGGTGTCGTAGCTTTGCATTACGTAATGCAGGTGGGGGAGCTCCTTATCGGGCCACTTTTGCCACCAGTCGCGCTTGAGTATTGCGCTGGTTTCGCTGGTGGGGGACTGCTGCCACTGGGCCTCCCATTTGCTTACGCTCAAACTGGCACGTACGGCTATTAGGTCTTCCTTAGACCAGTACTCAGGCCATAGGGGGTTTTCGGTCTCGGGCATAAGGGCAGGGAATTCCACTACCTCCCATTTATCGGCCAAGGGGTCACGGGCCATCTGGCGTATTACCTTGCCGGTTAAGTCGTTTTCGGCCCAGCGGGTCATCACTACTACTATGGCTCCTCCGGGTTGCAGGCGTTGGCGCGGGCCACTGGTGTACCATTCGTAGGCGTGTTCAAGGGCAGTAGTGCTTAGGGCGTCTTGCTCGCTGTGGGGGTCATCGATAATGAGTAAGTCTGCGCCACGGCCCGTTACCGCACCACCCGTGCCAGCAGCAAAGTATTCACCGCCCTTGGTGGTTTCCCAACGGCCTGCGGCTTGGCTGTCGGCGCGGAGCTGCACCCCCTGAAACACCTGCATATACTCCTGCGAGTTCATTAAATTACGCACCTTGCGGCCAAAACGGTAAGCTAATTCAGCGGTGTGGGTGGTCTGCATAATCTTAAGCGTAGGGCGGCGGCCCATTAACCACGCAGGCAACAGGTAACTGGCAAATTCACTCTTAGTATGGCGCGGGGCCATATTAACTATAAGGCGCTTAATGTCGCCGTTAGCAACGGCTTCGAACTTCTGGGCCATAATGCCATGGTGCCTGCCCGCAATAAACTCAGGCCACATAGCACGTACAAAATGGGAAAAATTCTCGCGGCAAGTATCGGCATGTTCCAAAGCCTGCGCACGGCTCAATAACCTAGCGTAGCTCTTAAGGGTTTCTTCTGGGGTAGACTCTAAGGACATTTAATAAACAGCAATTTTATAAATTTTTCCACCACCGCAAAAAAGGTACTCGCTCCGCACAATGTATTAACAAGCATTTCATGTGTTTACAATTAAAGTTAAATAAAAGAAACAACGGAGCAAGCACCAAGCAACAGTGTACACAAATAATAAGTCGTGGGGCAAGGAACAATAATCAAGGACTCCTGTAAGGAGCTTTATAAAAAATGCCCTAGGATTTTTAGCAAAAACAGTGTTTACATGCTGAGCATATAAACACCGTCTCCGCAAGCGGGGGTCACGGGCTTAAATGCGCACACATAAAAAAGCCCGCGCTAGGCTAGGTACCTAGCGCGGGCCAGTTTGCGCTAGTTTTTAACTAGCTGTTGCGCTGCCCTTAACAGCAAGTTTAATTACTGGCTTTGGTGTAGCACTTGGCGTAATGCTAAATTTTTTGTTGCATGGGCTACCACCACCATTAAGCGCGGCCACTAACACGCAAGGGTTAGTAGTTACCCCAGTGCATAACCGTATTAGGCTAAAGTATGCCTGTAGGCAGTACACGGGCTGGGTTGCTGGTGTGTGTTTGTATGCCCCACCATGCCGCGCACTGCTACTAGCCAACACCATTTGCTGTTGTTTTATGTTGGCGTAGCCGTGGCCTACAATACTGTTAACGGCAGTTTGCCAGCTAGGATGTATGCCATACAACAACCAGTTTAGTTGCGTAGGCCGTACCCCGTTGGGCTTGCCCTTGTAACCGTAGGCTAGTACTTTTTGCCCCGCGCTTGGTGCGTTAGCTATTGCTGCTTTGCCAGCTGTGGTTAGCTGCCAAGTAACATTGGCTGGCCCACCAACACTGGCAACCCAAGCTGTAATGGCTTGCGCTTTTACCCATTTATGCGGTTGGTTGCCTGTACCCAGTACTAGCTGCGGTATTGCTATAGTTGGCGCGTTTACTGTTGCGCTACCTGTAGCGGTTTTACGTTTTGCTTTTTGCATTTGTTTACCCTTTATATGGTTAAGTGTTTTGGCTTTATTGCCATGTGGCCAGCCAGCATTGGCGACCACATAAGTAATTATACTTACCTATACAGTATTTACAAGTACTTATACAACTATTATGTAATGTTGTATTTACAGCTATTATTGTACGCACGGACGCGAATGGATATGAGTAGAATTGATATGATGTGATGATGCATACCACACGCACATCTCTCTCTTCTAGTTAAATCTAGGTAAATAGTTTAGCTTAATCCTATGATAAATGGCTCACTCTTCCTCGTCTGCGACGGTGACGGTGATGTTGCTGAAGCGCACGAAAACGCCTCCCTCACCGTCGTCGTCGAGCAATTCCTCGAAGTCTACGTCGGTTTCCAGAACCATTTCGCATAGGCGGTTGAAAAACTCGTCGCGGTTCATTTTAGCTTAATCCTATGATAAATAGAATATAAACTAAACAGACCAATGCAATCTGCATTGTGATAACTGTTGGTGTTAGTTTCATATGGAATAACCAATTAGCAGTAAAAGGGGCGGGTTTCGGGGTAGTTTTTACCTTCGTGTGGCTGGACACACGTTCTTAATGAGCTATGGCCCCATGCGCCGCCGAGCAACAGGTAGTTGTCATCTCCGTACCCATCAGGATCGACTCCGTCATGCGGACCATGCCCCATCTTGTATGGGGTGCTGCGCTTGGCTTGCTCTTGCTCTTGCTTCCAGCGAGTCCACCATTTAAGAGCATCCTCCTCCCGAGTGAACGGGCCAGCCAGACAATGTATAAATTCACCCCTGTCAAACCACCAACCTCCTTCCTCTGGTCCCCCGTAACAACGGGATACCTCATATTGATTTACAAAATACTTGCCCTTAGTCCCTTCGTCTTCTCCTTGGGGAACATTTGCATAAGGGTTTTGCGAACTACTGGAACTAGCCATAACGTACTCCTTTATGTGAATAATTATTAACTACTACCCTTATAGTGTAAAGTCCTTACATAGGACTGGCAACCCCCTAAGTAGTCAACTCCATTCATTTCTATTCATAGTTATAGGTAGTATAGACGGGCGTGTTCGTCTCAAGTCTGGGTTAATCTCTCTCAGTAAATAAAAAAGAGCCAGCGGATACACGACCCGCTGGCCCAGTGGCGGCATTCAGTAATTAGTTGTTTTTAGCAACCGATAACTGAACCCAAGGCCCTTGCAGCCAAGCCTTGGCACTAGGACTATACCCACCATTCAACAGTGCAATGGTGCAAATCATAGTCTGTGCGCTGTGGCCGTCCACCTTACGCATGGCAGCAAGAATGTTGCCAAGGCGACGGTCGCCCGTTTTGCCATGCCCCTGCTTTAGACCAAACAGGTGGAAGTCATGGTACATGGCCCTTACGCCTCCGGCCCTGCTGTACCCGAACGGGGTAGGCTTTTGGTCCTTAAGGCGGCAGTTTTCCAACGGCGTTACGACCACGTTGTTAAGCTGCCCGTCCGCGTGTTGAGCTATCCAGTCATGTACCTGCTTGGCCGTGACTTCTACACCCTTTACAACAGGAAACACCAGAGCTTTGCCCGTGGTCTTTTTAACCACTTTCTTAGCTGTGGATTTTTTACGTACTGCGCTTTTCATACAATACTCCTTTCTGTGAGTATGGTTACTGTGACTAGTCCAATACCAGCCACTTACCCATAGTATATGCTCCTTAGCTAGGAACTACAAGTACTATTTAATCATCTTCTTTTATCCTCTTTCCGGGGACTAGAAACGAAAAGACTTGAACCGAAGACAAAGGAGGATTGATGATTATTGACGAGGAAAGGAAGACTTGAACCATGCACCGTGGTACAAGGCCAACGGCTCAAGGTGTTTCTCTCTCCCTAGGTAAATCTTGTCCTCTCCTTATAGAAGAAAGAAGATGATTGAGGAACCCTGCCCAATCAAAAGGACTTCCCGAAGACCAGACTGGGGTAAAAGGGGCTTTTTCAGTGGTTAATCCAGCAAGGCCCATGACCTGTTCTCCTGAAAATAAATTGATAGTCCTCTCTGGGGGATGTCCAACCAAGTTCCAAACGAGTCCCCCATGACTAAAATACTGTGTTTGCCAAGAGATTTGATGTGGTCGGAACTTTACTGACTTAAGTGTCTTTAATCTGTGAACCTTTAGTTCTAACCAAAAAGGTGTACCGTCTAACAGGCCGTGTAAGTCGGGTACTCCCGGAGCAGCCCACGACTCTATACGTGTCCACAACACCTGTTCTTTAGTCCCGTCACGTAGCTGTTTCCAAAGCCTGCTTTCCGGTTTACTGGGCATTACTGTTCTACGGTTTCTACCTCGGTTACGTCTATTACATTGCCCGCACTCACGGCAGCTAGTCCGGGGAATTCCTCTTGGAGGCGGTGTATTTCAGCCATTACTTGCTCGCGTGACATCTGGTCTATTTTACCGTGCAGTATTTCCTTACGGTCTATGTACAGGCCAGCAGCCTGACCACGGTACTTTTCAGCTGACACAGCGGCAGAAAAATTGTTGTTATCAATGGCGGTGTCACGTAGTTCAGCTAGTTTTTGTACGTGGTTTTCAAATGTAACCTCGTATTTTTTAGCCAACTCGCTTTTGACTTCCCTTACACGGGCTACCACATGGGGATAGTCCCTGCCGTTTAACAATTGACTAGCTATGGCATGGGCACTGGCAGGACTGTAGCCAGCGCGGACTGCGGCTTCGGTTTGGGTCACATCCTCGCTGCTGTATATACGGCAGAACTCCTCTTGCTTGGGTGTTATCTGCTTTTCGGTACGAGGGTTTGCTACAACGTCTAGTTTGGGTTTATGAGTTTGTTTTGACTTAGGCATCCTTAAAAGTCCACACTTTGCTTTATAGATGTGATATTAGCAGAAATGACTTCAAATTAAAAGTCCTAAATAGAACTTAAATCAGCGGAAACCTGTTTCACTGTGCAATGACTCTAACCTATATACTGTGATATTGTATATCGGTGAGTACTGGAACTTTTTTAACTCGTTTTGTACAATATACCATCTATATACAAAAGTGCGGAACTTTAACGATTTATTTTACCGCGTACCTGACTAACGTACCCATTGTTGACCCAACCTTTAGTGCCCGCTGCGGATTGGCTACAAGCACTGTTTCCGTGCCGTGCCACCGATAGTTTGCCGGTAACGTGAGTATGTAGTCGTGGGTAGGTGTTTGTGCTGCGTAGACTTCTAGGGCAACGCCTTCGTTGCCTGCCCCGCCGCCCGGACTGCCCTGTGGCCGTGGACAGCAGTACACCCTGAAGTCGTTAAGAGTTAGCCCTGCGTTGATACTGCTTGCGCCTACGATAACAGGTGGAATTTGGCCCACGTGGACTTCAACGCCCTGCGCTACCTGTTGCCATTTGATTGATGGATTTGCCATGTGTTGACCCCTTTATATGAGTATAGGTATTACTTACCCTACCAGTATAGGTTCCTACGTAAGGAGCTGCAACTAATTGGTACGTTTTACACTAATCCTTATGTACTCAATAAGGGCACTGGCGTGGCTGCACCCGTTGCGGCAGAAGGCAAGGTACACGTAGTCTAAGGGGTTTTCCGCGGGGCTTTCCGCTACGTATATGGAGTCGTAGGGATAGGGCCAGCAGGAGTACCCATACAGGCAGGCGGTGTCGTATAGGGTTTGCCATACGTCCGTTTTGTACGTGCTATGTGGTCTGTTACCTTTTAGGGGAATGTCCGTGGGAGCCATAACACTACCGTGAAGTTCACTAAAGTAGTAGTCGTAAGTGGCCTGTGGGGCGAGTACCGTTTGTACCAGTGTTTGTATAATCTGGTGCTGCTGTACTGGTGCATTATCGGCTTCTAAGGCTTGTTTTTCCAGTGCCAGTTGCCCCAAGAACCCCTGTGTGTGGTCATTGGTTTGGTAGGTATACCAGCCGTCTTGGTTTGGTTTTTCCATGTGTTACCCCTTTATATGAGTATTGTTTAAGTTACTACCAGTATAAGCTCCTACGTAAGGAGCTGCAACACTACGTGCTTAGTCAGGGCGGAGTTCCGTAAGGTATGCGTCTACGTAAAAGTAGATATCAAGTGGAGTACAGCCCATGTTTTCTGCATAGGTGATGTTAAACAATTCCAGGCCGCTTGGCACCCCCACCCGACGGCCTGACATATTGCTGAGTGTAAACCAGTCTTGCCAAGGTAGGCTTTCTAGCCAGTCGTGGTCTTGCTGGGTTAAGCTGGCATTGCCAAAGGCGTTTATGGGGTCGTATAGGTGGACGTTATAGGTTGCTTTGAGTTCTACAGCTTCGTCACTGGACAACGGGTACAGTAGGTCTATTTGTTTTTCGGCCACTATGTCTTTAATAAACCCGTGCATTAGCAGGGTTACAGAATCGTCCCAAGGATCCCCACTGGTTTGAAATTCTTTTTCTACATCTACCTTGGGCCATAGCCCGCGAACAAACCGCGATTTTCCAACTTTTACTCTTTTCATGCGTTTACCCCTTTCTGTGGTTACTTATACCCTTTTAGTATAAGGTCTGTTTTTATGAGTGTATAGTACCTGCGTTTACCTCTTTCTGCGGTCTAGCTATTGAACAATAGCGCAAGGTCTACCGTGACGTACTCGCCGCACTCGTAATCCTCCATATCAATGTAATCTCTTACGCTTCTAAAGTAGTCATACCTAGTTTCATACGCGGCTTCTTTGATACCCTTGGCTTTCAAGTCCTCCACGATTTCCATCAGTGCGCGCAATGTTACTGGCCCATCCTGAAAGCTATACTCCATGTCGTTGTCATATGTTACCCACCACTGATTAGAGCGAATTATAGGAAATTCTTTTTTGTTCCAATCTCTTTTCATATCCGCCAATACTTTTGTCTTTTCAGCTCTAATTTTTTGTAAAATCGTTTGACCCATAATCATCTCCATTTAACATGCCCAAGCCTTGTATTCCCAGTAGTCGCCTATGGGAACAACTTTAGTTTTTCCGTTGAGTTTTGGTAGGGGTCCATTTGGCATAGTAGCTGCATTCCGTGCTGGCCACAGTCTGAACTGTAGTAAGGTGGAGTACTGTGTAGTAGCTGGTAGAGTGCTTCTCCTTCGGGAACGGCCCTACGCCACACTCGTGTTCCTTTAACGCCAGCCACGGTTTCTTGTCTTTTAACGTAGCGTTGTTTGGTTCCCCCTTGATGTGCGGCAAGTCGTTTAGCGGCGTGGTCTAATGCACCGGCTATGGTTTGTGGCGTGTATCCGGCGGCAAAAAAGCTGTCGCCCACTTTCATGTGCTTTATAGGGAATTTACTATGTGGCACACGCTCCGGCAGAGGAATATTTGTTTCAACTTTAAACATGCGTTTACCCCTTTCTTTTGAACCTAAGTAGTTGCTGCTCCACGAGAGTTGGGTTGGCGTGACTCAAAGGTTCTTTGTAAAAAGATTCGTATTGTAGCTGGTGCAGGAGCACGTAGTCGTAGTTTGCGGTGCGGGCCATGTAGACTTCTACGGGTAGCCCTTCGGTGTGGGGGTGGCAGGGTTTGAAATCCTCTATCGTAAGATGCTGCGGCCCCCACTCGGGGTCGGGGTTTTTATCGGTTTCTGCCACAAACCACTCCTTGTTGGTGCATAGGTCTACACCCGTACTCAGGGGTTGCCATTGGGCTACGCCTTGTTCAAGTGCCCAGTCGGTGCTGTGTTTTTCTGTTGCCATGTGTTCACCCTTTATATGGTTACTTATACCCTTTTAGCATAAGGTCTACTTACCTGACTAGCAACTGTACGGGTTCCCATTTGGCCTGCATATCGGCAATCGTTTGGGCGGGCACACCGTGAATATTACCAAAGTCGTTTTGGGTTTCCAAAATAAAGACACCCCAGCGGTAAGTATCTGCTAGTTGTAGGTAGGGGTCAAGTTCGGCCTGTTTACTGAACGTATTACTCACAATACATCGGTAGTGGTATGGGTGTGCTTCTGCGGCGGCATTTTTCATATAGGCTTCTACTTTGTCTTGGCAATACTGGTGAGCTTGCTGTAGCTTGGTGCCGTCAAAGTTGTATTCACCTGTTGTGGGGTCGGTAAAGTATTGGTCAGCCTCGCACAGGAGTGGGGTGTTTAGCAAATTATATCCAGCACGTATTATCCGCGCCAGTGTAGTTTTACCTGACCCGGGAAGGCCTCGAATCAGGTACAGTACACGTAGGTTTCTGGTAGCCATGGTTATTCCATTACAAAGTTCTGTAGTATCACTAAAGGACCGCGTACATCTCCCCCCGCTTGCTCATTAGGCGGTAGGTCCTTAACTAAGCCACTCTCGTCTACTAAAGCCTGATAGCTACCCTGCAACGGTCCTTCTCCGCTTATTTGCACCGTTATGATTTCAAAATGCCCACCATTTAAAAGTTCTTGGAACGTTTCAACCGTGGGGCGGTTTTCAAAATGGTATATTTCGTGACCGCCGTCTTCTCTGGCTACCACCATGCAGTAGTCGCCTATGGGAACAACCTTAGTTTTTCCGTTGAGTTTTAGCTCTTTCCAATGCTTTTTAGTAAAGTGTTCTAGCGGATGCGTTTTACTGACTTCGTATTCCACGATTAATCCCCTTTCTTTGGTTTAACTTACCCTTATAGTGTAGGGTCCCATTACGGGACTAGCAAACCGCAGCCTGATGGCAGCTTTCGCTGCAACAGCGTTGGAATTGTACTTGTGGCTTAAACTCGGTTCCGCACCAAAAGCATTCTTCGGGCTGGTCGCGCCAGCCGTCAGGGCAGCCGTGCTCGTGGCAATAAACACCGTTAATCATTACGGCGTCGCAGCTGTCGCATTGTGCTCTACAAGTATTCATTTTTACCCCCCATTAGGTAAGTACCACTGCCTGTATTGGAACACCCCCTACGGGCAGCGGTACGGTCTTACAGCTTTTCCATTTACTTAGGTGTGTACGCTAGGGCAGGTAGGTTTCATAAAACGAACCATGCCCGCCTGTTATGTCCAGCGCGGGTACTAAGTCCCAAACGTAGCTCCAGTCCCTTTTGTGTTGGATACGTACCACACGCTGTAGGCTATCTCTGTCTTCTTGGCCCCACTTGAAAACTAACACAACAGCTTGGCATTCAGTAAGGACATTTGCTAAGCCGTTCCACTCTATTACACCGTTTACTTCGGCATCACGGTCGTACATGTTTTGGAACCACTGTTCTCGTCTTGGCTGGTTTTCCCAAAGGTCCCACAGCTTGGACTCCAAATACCCGTACAGGTTAGGACACTGCTGGTAGACAAGCCCTTGGGTATGCTGTGTAAATTCAACAAAACTAACACCACTGGTTTCAAACGCCTGTACACAGAACATAGGTAGATAACCACCCTTTTCTGTTGCGTCGTAGTCGGACCACATATTTAAGTCTAACCCGCCCCCGTAAGGATTGATGCGAGCTATCCCCGGATTATAGTTAAAGTAACGGGTTTCCCAGAACTCGTTTAGTGGTTGAGCTGCTGCACTAAGGGGAGCATAGACTTCCGCTAGTGATTGCAGTTCGCTTTTTTTGTGGCTTTTCATAACAATTTCCTTTCTTTGCAATTGTTTATATAATCCCTATCTGTATAGGGGCCTACCTTTATATATTACTAAAAAACACTAAGAACAACAATTACTTACTGAAGCAGGGTGTTTTTCCCCCTAGCCCGTTTGAGGTAACTTGTTGCTAGTTGTTCAAGGTTCAGCAGCTTTAGTTCCGTCATCATTTCTTCATGGGAATAATCTATGTACTTTTCCGTAAGCAGCGAGGCTGCGAGTCCAAAAAGATTATCCACAATTGGTGCCGAACAGTGATGCTCCATTATCTCGGCAACAAGAACAATTTTTAATATATCAAGGTCGGTCTGGGCGGGTACGTCTTCGTTTTGTTCTGCTGCTTGGTTAAAGTAGGCACGGCATCGGTCGTAGTGGCTTTCACTCATGCTTTTCTCCAAACGTGTAGGCACGGTTCAGTATTTCTTCGTCGGTGGAGGTTTCATATTCCCCGTTAAAATAGGCACGGCTCAGTCGTGCTTCGTGTTCTACTAGGGTAAACTCTAGTGAGTGTAATTGTGGTTCCACCCCTTGGGAATTCTCCCTAAACAGTTTAAGCATTTGTCGCACTAAGGTAAGACTCTGTTTTACTTGTGCTCTTCTTGAATTTCCCATGGTCCAAAATCCCTTTGTTTTGCTAGTTTTAATAGAGCTTCGTGCATTGGGTATTCAACGTACTGGCCTTCTGTTTGGTTAATGCTAAGGTGTTCAAAATACTTGTCTTTGTCCCTGCACACATTAAAAACTGTACCGAAGTATTTTTTAAACCAAATATCGGGGTGACTGCTCATACTATATAAGCCAGAATTACTGTTGTCTATCACAAAGCACCTTGAACCCCCCTCCACGGTACAGAACTCACCTTTACCCACGACGCCTTCCATAAGGTTAAAGCCATGAGCAAAGTGCTCTTTTGTTATCGGGTTAGTTACCATTGCGTGTACGAGTTTTAATTGTGTATTGCCCGACGCATATAGCATTGTACGTCCGGCGGCAACAAAGCAGTCCCCTTTTTGTTTTTTTGAACTGTAGTGCATTTCGGTTAGGGTTTTTCTGTCAGCTGTAGTAATCATATACTTGCCCTGTGTTAAAAGCGGGGAACCCCTGCTACGGGTTTTTCACATAAAGGGCTAAAAATGCAGAAGCCCCCCGCCATAGTAACAGGTTAACCTCCCTTGTAGTGACGTGCAACCTTTAAATACTCACTCTATAATTTGCCAATCGGAGTCACGGTACACATAGCTCTCATGGAGGTCTATACCGTAGTGCTCGCCAAAGGGACCACCACTTGCCAGTATTTCTGAGCCTTCCCACAGGCGCAGGGGTGTATCTTCACTTGGTACAGGTAAGTCAAATAAGTCTCCGCTAAAGTCTAGCCAAGACTTCCTTTTGGCCATATATTTCCAAGCCTCGTGCTGTTGAGCCATGTTTTCTATTAGAGCTTCCCCCTGTTTTAGTGTCCCAGTTCCTATGTCGTAGAAGCGCGGCTTATCGGGGTCGTAAGGGTTGGTCTGTACACCGCGGGGAAATAAACTAAATTCGTATGTTTTTTTCATTGTTCCTCCAAAGTAGCGTCAAGGTGTAGGTCACTAACGGCGTCTTGTAGTTCTTCGCGGTGCCATATTTCCCACGCAGGACTTAAAGCCCATCCCCTTGACCCAAAGAACACCCATCCCCTTGCATTGCCCGAAAGCAGTTCCACTAATTGTCTGTTGGTGGGGTTCATGTTAGGTAAAAGTTTGCATCGTCACACAGACTGGCTAGGCCGTCTATGTCTTCGCCCATTAGGTCCTGTAGCGCGCTGTATGCGTGTATTTTTGTTTTAGAAGCCACAGGTGCGTGGGTGCAAGGTTCTTGGGGGGAATCAAAGGCTCCGCAGCCGTAGGCATAAAAGCTCTTACGGGCAGAATTAAAATTGGCAGCTAGGCCATCTTCAACCATGGTGTGTAGGGAATCTACTTCCCATGGTTCTCCGCACTTACCACAATAAATATCCACAATACTTCTCCTTTCTGTGAGTTTGCTATTGCTTACCCTTACTATGGTAGGGCCTAACCCCTTGAACCGCAACTATAAATTACTCTCAATGAGGGCGAGTACTACCAACAACGTTGGAAACCACCGCAGCACAGCACGAGCTTCTTTGCCTTTAAGACTACAGCAAAAACCACGGCATTTTCGCACGGTGTTCATTTTTCATTTACTGGGTCTGGCACCAGACGAAGCACCGTTGTGTTCAAACTCATTGCGGGCACTAATGTCAGCGCACACAGGTATTTCAGAGTCTAACCAGTCGGGCTCGGGCTTGTTGTGGCTTTGTTCCATTTTCAGCAGTTTTTTGTAGATCCTGTTCCATAGGTCTTTGAATTCCTTATGACGCGCTCTTTTCATGACAGTAAAAACGGCTGCTCTTCTGTTTTTCTGCAGATTTAGTATTGACATCCTTCCTCCCTCATATACTCATGACACTCTTCGTACAGTTTGTCCCATTCGGTGTCGCTGAGACGACTCTCTAACCACGGTGCGTGTTTTTTCTTAGTAGTTAGTATTTCAGTAATTTCCACCGTATTAGTAAGATTACCAACATCTGGCTCGGGTGGCCAGTAGTAAAACCTCACTATACAAGGAAAACCATTTAGAACCGTGGTTTCTATTTCTCGTCTATCGGTCATTGATCATCCATACTATAACCACTACCAATATCATTGCGGTGACGTAAGCCATTTTTCTCCTTTTGCCAGTAGGCTTCGGTTTTGTTTTTATCTGAATTACTGCGCCAACGACTATACGGTAGTCGTTTTCCCTGTTTTTTAGCGCAGTCTGCACACAGAAACATACTTGTGTGTGGTTTTTCCAACACTAGTCTTTCTAGTACTGCGGGCCTGTCGGGGTGGGTAGTGCATTTCCCTACGATGTGGCGATTGCTCATGGCACGTCTGGTGGTGTAATAACCGTATCAAACCAAGTAGCGTGTCCCCACTCCTTTGCAAGTTTGTTGTATATCTTGCGTTGCTGCTTTAGTACTGATGCAGCTTTGTCCCTGCTCATGTAGGGTAAGGAGAACACCGTGGCTAGATCACGGTTGGCTAATTCACCGATTGCGTGTAGGACTTCCTCGTGAGCAACTCTCTCGGAGGGGGAAGGGAATGACCCTTTGCTTTTAGTACTGCTCATTTTTTGCTTCTCCTGCGGCCCTAGACCGCGCCTGTTTGTTGGAAAAATACACCGGTTCGGTTGCACCCTTTGCAAGTTCGGCGCGTTTAATCAGTACATTGTCTACGTAGAAGTGGTAGGTGCGGTCCCCATTGGGGTGATGCCTGTGCGTTACGCAGTGATTAACAAAGTGGTGACTGTTCTGGGAGCTAGTGCCAATTACTACCTCAACATCGCCCGTTTCCCTAACACCGTAGGACTTTGCACCACGCTCGCCGTTTTTGTAGATACAGGCGGTAACTTTGTTCCAAATTGGATAGTGTCTTCCAAACATTTGCTTACCTCCTTTTACTGTAAGTGGTCACCAAAAGGGTTTTTACAGAGCTTTGGCATACTGGGAGCGTTACGCATTTTGTCTGCTAATTCGCCTAGCAGTTGGTTTTGGTCCCAGTACATATCTCGTTCTATGGGCAGGTTAAGCGGGCCTCTTAGTTGGCGTAGCTCGTTTAAGCTAACGTAGCCCAGTTCCGGAAACCCTAAGCCTAGATCACACAGGCCGAACAGGCGGTCGGGGTCGGTGGGGTCCCTTTCGCTAATCCACCAAGTGGCTCCTGCGTCGGGGGTAAAGAATTTTACAACTACCTTACGTTCTTCCTCGGGCAGTTGAGCGTTTTTGTCTAGCTGTTTTTCCAGCTCTTTTGTTAACAACTTCATGCGGCATCTCCTTTCTATGAGCCAAACACATTACTATATAAACCTACTACACAGCGGCACGAGCCACAAGGGGCTATTCTATTCTCCAGTGCCGTGAGCCTTCAACACCGTTTTCCACCAGTTCTTTTCCGTAAAAACGCAACCTTTTCTTTGTTTGCCCGTTTTCTAGTTGTTTTTTGGTTAGGGTGAACAAATACTGGCGAACACAAGTGTATTTAGCCGTTGAGGAGGGAACAAAAAAGCTGTCCCCAACTTTCATTTTGTCTATGGGGTAGCGGGCCGCCCCTTTATGGTTCCAACTTCTTTTCTTAGGTACAGGAATGTCAGAACGTATTTCATAAACCTGCATAACAATTTCCTTTCTTTTTAACTGTTAATTACAGTATATTTATAACAAACCACTGTAGGATACGCAACTAGGGTTTATCCCACTTTAAGCTGTACACGGGGTCAAGGCACTCGCAACAATAGATATTGTGGCTCTGTGCAGAAAGGTAAAAGTTATCACCACCGCAGGCTTCACATAGCACTATTTGTATTTCCATGGTGGTGGGTTTCTCTTCTGGAGTAAATCTCTTAGCTACGTAGTCTCGCAAACTGACAACATTGCCTGTTGCATGAACGGGGGAACGGGACGGTTTTTCCATTGACATAAATAAGCCTTCTCTTGCTGGTAATAAGTACGGTAGGCTTCTACCGCGTTGGTACCCTTATACTCCTCTGGCATGGCTTGTACAAAATCTGTAAGGCCAGTAGCCAATAACTCACTGGGAGGAGTACAAATGGTGTTGAGTATGTTTTCGGTTTTGTGGGTCTTGTTGTAGCGATACGTGTATTCGTTACAGAGGGCAATACCAAGGTCGTGTAAAAAGCGATAATTGGTAGTAGTGTTTCCTGCCCACACGGTACAGGGATGGTTTTTGTGCGTGGCTTTATAGGGCGCGGGCGAACCATACCGCCAATGCACAGCACATAGCATCTGTGCTGTTTCTAAAATCATTTTCACAACGTGCTTGTCTGCGTGGTACTGGGCACATTTGGTAGGGTCAAGGTGTAGTAAAAATATATTCATAAAAGCTGTAACACATACAGCTATATATTACAGCGCACATAGGCGACCTACAGGGTTATTTTTTCATCATATCAAGGGCGTGTTCAAGGGCTTCGTCGGTGCGTCGGTGCCATCCCTTACCAAAAGTAGTGAAGGTGCTTAGACCTTCGTAAAAAGTTTTTCTCTCCTGAGTAAATCCTTCAAGAACATCGCTGGGGTCGCTGTTGGCCACAGCCTGTAGAGTTTTAGGGCCAATTGCTCCGTCAGCAGTGACTTTTATGACCTTTTGCAGCGTTTTTGCAGCGCGGCTCGGGCCACCGTTTACGCACCAGTCAAAAACAAGGTAATCTATTCCGGTGGGTAACTCATCAGCCTTAATTTTGTCCCAATAAAGACGTTTATAGATTTCTTTTACGTCTTCGTCGGGAATATTTTTTATGTCTTCAACGGTTACGTCTTTACCAAGGAATTTTTCATAAGTTTTTTTAGTAATTCCTTTGTTGGTAGCTCCTCCGGGGTCCTTGGGGTGGTCTACAAAGCCTCCTTCGTGTGCTAGGACCAAGTTTAAGCATTCATTAAAGTTTTCTTTCATTGTTTTCTAACTCTTGTATTACTTTTTCTACAGGGGAAAAATTAGGGTTCTTGGAAAAATTATTTCTTAAAAAAGCTATACCGTTTTCAAAAATAGGTCTAGCCAGTGTGTTGCCTTTTTGTATTTTACCGTAACAGTGTAGGACTAACTCTAGCATATCTGCCATTTTACACAGACTTTTGTCTTCATCGGTTATGTAGGTCGGGTAAAAAGTAGAGTCGATTCCTAGGGTTTTTTCGTACTCGGACTCCACCTTACGGTATTCTTTGGCTAAAAGCGGGTACTTCCACTTTGTAGTGGCGGGCAGGTCACCCAGTTCGGCCTCGGTTATGTCATGGTAGAGCAAATAAAACCACGCGTTCTTGCTGGCCTCGGGCCACAGGGTATTGAGTATAACCAAGGCTCGCCAAGTGTGTTCGGCTACGGTTTGGTTTTCGCCTACGTCTGGTCTGGTATGAAACCGCGTAACTTGTCCTCCCAGTAGTCTTTGTTCCAAAAGCCCATACTTTGACAAATCACTCCGATCAGAGTACATTTTTTGCTTCTCCCCAGTTAGGTCCCAGTTCTGCGTCCACAACGCTGGGAACCTCTAAATCTACACAGGTCTGCATAATTTCCACTATTTTTTTAGCTTGTTCTCTGTTTTTTACGCTAATGTCTAGTTCGTCGTGTACTTGTATCATAGGAAGTATGCCTTCGTCGTATAGGGCAACCATGGCAGCCTTGGTTTGGTCAGCTGCACTCCCTTGTATGAGCTTATTGAGTGCTTTGTAGGTAAAAGCTCGCTTTATGCTTGGGCCATGTTCGGCATAGGCTTCTTCGTAGGTGAGGGGTTTCCATGTGCCGTACTTGGTAGGCTCCCATTTGTTAAATCTGCATCGGCGTCCCAGTAGGGTACGGATTATGCCTCGGTTAGTGGCGCGGTTACTGGCGTAGTCAGCTAGTTGGCGTACAAAGGGAACCTTGTCGTGATAAGTGGCAAATAAATCTTTTGCCTCTTCTAGCTCTAGTCCTAGCGTAGCTGCCAGTTTGCGCGTACCCATACCGTAGAACAAACCAAGGTTAATGTCTTTGGCCTGTTTACGGGGGACACCTACTATGTCGGCTGCCATCTGGTGGAAGTCGGTGTAGGGGTCTTGGGCGTATTGTTCGGCAAATTGGTCCGCGCCGGTAAATTCAAGTAACTTTGCGTAATGCACCACTATTCGCGGTTCTTGACTACTGTAGTCAAAGGCACCCCATTCTTCGTTTTCTTCGGGTAAAAACAGGCTGCGAATCATAGGGCCTATTTCCCCGTGTCTAGCCGGTATTTGCTGTAAATTAGGGTTACTGTAGCTAAACCTACCAGTAACAGTGCCCCCGCCGTCGTTACGCAAGCTGTGTGCCTCTGCGTGTATTCTACCATTACATTGGTGGCGCAGTATGGTGTCGATAAAAGTGGTTCTTGCTTTGTTGTATTCCCGTGCCTGCACTACCATCTGTGGCAACGGATGACTGTGCGTGGATAAAAACGTTTTGGTAAAAGACGGAGCGTTTGTTTTTTCTGTGTATTTGTACTCTAGTTTAGCGGCATCAAAGGCTTTAGCAATGCTGGCAGCAGCCCATAGGTCTACGGGTACGCCGTAGTCGGCTACTATGGTGTCTAGGATGTGCTTTTCTTTTTGTTGGAGCTCGGTTTTTAATAGTTCGGCTTTTTCTAAGTCTACACGTACGCCTTTTTGTCGCATGGGTAGCACTACGTTCAGTACATTAAGTTCAAGGTTAAAAATGTCTTGTATATCCTGTTGTATCAGCAGTCCCTTAAAGTGTTGCCACAAGCGCAGGGTAAGGGCTGCGTCTTGTTCGGCGTAGGCTCCTACATGGTGTGCAGGGAGTTTGTACATTTCGCTCTTAGCGTTTACGCCAAATTCAGCAGCAGCAACGCGGAGTTCTTGTTCGTTTTTTCTTTCGCTTAAGTAATCTCTTCCCAGCGCGTTTAGGGCATAGCTCCAGCGGTTTTCATCCAGTAGGGGCGCAACCACCATGGTATCCACTATACGGCCACTTAGGGTTAAACCCTCATGTAGTAGCCAGCCTACATCGTACATAGCGTTGTGGAAGATGTAGTCTCTGTCTACGGAGATAACATCCTGTAACCAGCGCAGGGTGGCTTTATCGTCTAGGTTAGGGCCTATTTCATGTCGTATGGGAAAATACCACTGATTTCCCTGCACGGCTACGGCTACGCCTATTATATGACCATTGCCCGTGGGCCATCCGGATCCCAGCGTAGTTAGGGCGGGATCGCAGGTTTCTAAGTCTATGGCTATTTCTTTATAAGAACTGAGGTCAGGATAGCTTTGGGGACAGACCCATTCGGAATCTGTTTTGAACAAACTAGCTTGCATTGTCGGTTAGTATCTTCATAGACATATTGCAAGAACAATAGGGCCATTTATTTTTAAGCGTTCTGTAGGTAAGGGCTTTTGTGTCTTTTCCACAGGCGCAAACAGCCTTGATAGGGTTGTCTAGCTTAGATTCTCTTTCGGCTTCCTGCTCGTACACTACGTGTGATTTTTCCATAAAAGTAACTCAGACTCAACAAGTAATAAATATCTACGTAAATCTCTAATGTCGTCTATTATACCTTCTTCTGTCTCATCGTCTGCTTGGTCTTTTAAGGTTCTAAATATATCGTAAGAGTCCCCGCCTTCCTGTGCTTGAAACGTTACTTGGTTTTCTATTCTGTCCCACTTACGGGCCAGCATCATAAAGGCCCCTACACCGCCCCGTTTTTTCCAACTATTACCGTAGTATTCTTCGGCTTTAGTTAAAGCCTTTTGGTCCTCTTCGAGAATACTGGGCAGCAGGTATAGGTTACTGTTTGGGTGTGACATTATGGTTTCTCCGCATCAAATTGAACGCCGCCTCTTCTGCTGAGCCATTCGTGCAGGGCTATGGCCCAGTCTTCCGCTTGAATGCACTGTGCTGTAAAGTCGGCTTGGTAAGTGTTTTTGCCTTTTTCTTTATATAGTTTCCATGCTCTGAGCATTTTTATGGCCACATGGGGGAAAAAGGAATTTTTCCAGTGTGGTTTTAGCCACTTTTCTCTTGTGGGGTCGTACACTGCTCCCACGCTGTCTACACCAAAAAACTGTTCCAGTTCTTGGTCAAAGGAATTTATGTCATCTACTAAGGGCCTTGGTTGTATTAAACGGCTGCCGTAGGCGTCGTAGTCGGGTTGCATGTTTTCTAGCTTTTTAAGTGGTTCCAAGTACGCGTGGAAGTTATTGCTAAACTGGGTATAAATACCTACTTTAGTTCCTGTTTTTGCTGCCATATACTCTTGCAATACCGACATGTGAACGGCATTTGCCCCCAGTGCTCCCCAGATCATATCGTTGCTGCGGTTAACAACAGTCATGTCTAAGTGTTCACCCCTTTTTTGAAAGTAAATCTGTGTGTTACAGGGATAGTCTTTACCATCGTTTGTTTGTACTAAGTCTTCAGTTGCATCCCACATGGAAACCACGGTGCGTCGGTCGTTTTTGTAGGTAAGCAACCGGTGAACGGCGTGTTCAAGCTGGTCTTTGCCAAACCAGTATCGCCAGCGGTGGCCATACGCCCCATGAAAGGTTTTGCCATCGTCGCTGTAAGTGTTTATTCTGCCGTTAAACTGGCTAATCCAGTCTACGTCGTTACGGCCTTGCAGCATCCATAACGACTCCATTAGGTGAAACACAGGGTTAGCGTCCCGTTGGGGGTAAAACAGTACTCTTTCGCAAGGGTTGTTATACGTAATAGCTACGGGGGTGTCGAACTCTAGGGCAGGCCCATTACGGGTTTGTATAGTTGTGCCTTCCTCTTCTAGGGCAGTCTTACACAGGTATAAGGCCTCGCTAACGTTGCGCACGGTAAAGGTTCTTACTCCTTTTAGCCTAGGGGAATCATAGGTCACGGTACGGCTCCAATAACAGAGGGTTGATCACGAAACACCGGATGTGTAAAGCCATCAAACTTTGACCGAGGCTTGCCTTGGCCTTGGCGTACTCGTTCGTATTTATCCCATTCGCACAGGCTGTGCTCTATAGTACGCATGTCTATTTGTTTAACGGGGCATTTTCCCTTGCAGTAAAAAGTTGCTGCATACATAAGTTCTTGCATTTCCTGATTAGCCTGTACGTCTTTTATTGATTTTTTTAATGGTCTGTTCTGTAAGCGGTTAAGACCACGCTTGGCTCCGGGACCGGCATTGGCCCAAGAAAATCTGTCCTGTGCGTGTTGCAACACAGGGGTGTAGTTAAGGTCGGTAACTACTTCGTAGGCCATAAAACCTCCACCACCCCATCCGGTAAAGGTACCCAGAACTTTGTGTAGGCTCTGTAAACTGTTAGAGATTTTTGCCACTTGTTCCAGAGAATCACGGGCCTCCCAAATGGGGGTTAAAAAGTAATCAGAAACTACTTCCGATTTCTTTAGCTTTAGCCCCTGATTAGTAACAATGTAGGCTCCCGTAAAGGTAGGCCGCTTGTTTTGCAAACGGGTTTCTATTACAGCCTTGGTATAGGCGGGATTCCAGTTTGTTACCCAACCGTGTTCTTCGGCAAAACCGGAAGTCCCCACACACCTAAACAAGCAGCAGTTAAAGATAATTTCTCCCCATGGACGGTCTTTGTTAGGTTCTGTCCAGTTTTTCCGCATCCATACGGTTACTCTGTCGTTTTCTCTAAAGGGGTTAGTAAACTTGTATTCCTGTAGTATGGGGTCTTGAGTCCATGGGGCAGCTTGTCCTGAGGCTCTTCGTTGATAAATGGCGTGTCGTTCGTTTATCCAGCCAAAAAACCTTTCTACGGCTTCGGGGTTAGCGTGAGCTGTACGGTGCCAGATAGTGGTCTCCTTATTAAGAGTTTTCGCTAGAGGGAACCAACAGTTCTATTGCTCCTGCCTTTACGGCCAGCTTTATGTCGGTGCTGCCTCCGGGAGAAACAGTTAAACTTTTTAGTGCCGTGAGGGCTTGGCCTACGGTGTGGGCCTTCATTACCACCCGCATGTTGCGATACCTATTAGTACCCTTACGAATAGGTGGTTCATCCATTAGCGATTTAATAATCACGTTGTGCTTAATATGCACCCTGCGCTGTTTAGGCTTTGATGGAGCGGGCTTTTCTGGTTCATCATAGGAAACAATTCCCCCAAAGGTGGGATCCGTTGTCGACATTGTAAGTACCTCTTTCTAGTGTGTGTTTTTGTACTACCTGTATTTTACTAAAGGAACAATAGAGAAACAATTCTTTACCCGTGCGGTATTGAATACCCCGCTGAATACATAGGGTGTATCAAGTGCAGAGCTTGTTTTGCCCGAGTTAGTCCTACGTAGAAAACTCGGGCTTCGTCATCTTTTTCGGTTTCGCTAAATCGCCACTGGCTGTTAGACCTACCCGTGGTATCGGTTAACAGTAGTACGTTTTCTGCCTGTGCGCCTTTGGCCCTGTGAATAGTTGAAATAGTTATTCTGGGGTCTTTGGTTAAGTCTTCTCCCTTGCGTAAACAAGCAGAAATGTAGCGTTTATCTCTGTTTGAAATCTTACCTAAAGCATCGTCCCATGGGGCTTCGGTTAGCAGGCCATAATCGGCTTGTAAGTCTTGTAGGCTGTAAAAGCCTTCTTCGTTAATGTTAGGTAAGGTTTTGTATCCGTACTGTATTTGTTTGTGTAGCAGCATTTGAGCATAGATCTTACGAACATCTTCCGTGGGTAATTTTCTACCCTTACGGAGTTTTTCCCATAGAATAACCGCCTGTAGGGCTTTGCTGTCGCTACTGCGGCTAGACTCATACGTATACAAATGCCCTCGCTGCCTGACTTCTTCCTCTAACTGATTTGCCCCTTTTGTGGTGCGTGACAACAACAACCATGGGCCTTCTGTCAGGTCTACCTGTTCACTGTGGCGATGCCACTGTAGGGAACCTTCATCATCTCTAGGGCTGAATTCTTTGTTATGCCTGTTAGTAATCTTTTGTATAAGACGCTGACTTATTCTATGGTGTTTGGCCGGTATGCGGTAACTCTTTGTTAAAACACTAATGTTGCCCTGTAGCTGTAAAAACTTTTCTACATCGGCACCGGCCCAGCGGTAAATGGCTTGGTCATCATCTCCGGCAATAAACACATACTGTGCCTTATTAGCCAGCAAGTAGACCATTTTCCACTGCAAAGCGGATAAGTCCTGTGCCTCATCTATAATAACTACCTCTAGCCTAGGGGCTAGGTCTGCGTTTATAAACTGCGCCAGCATGTCGGTGTAGTCTAGTAAGTGGTATGTGTTCTTGTAGTGACGTAGGCCACGGTCAACGTAGTCAACTAAACGCCAGTCGGCCTTGTAGCGCACTCGACTAGAGTTATAGATATCACGCAAGGGAATTTGTGTAATACGAGCCATGTTTATTAGTTCTAGGAACTTATCGCCATAGCCAATGTCTTTAAAGGGACCTAGGTCGCTTTCTCTGGCAAAAAAGCTCCCTATCTTTAGCCACTTGCTTACCTCGTCGTAGTGTTTACGAGTCATTATTTGGCTACGGGTTATACCTAGTTGGCTATAGGCCAGCGAATGCAGTGTACGAAAATAAGGTAAATCGTCTGCGGATAAATTAAACCTAGTCATAGCGCGGTGCTTGGCTTCTGTATTGGCTCTGCGGGTAAAGGCAAAGTATCCAATTAAACTGGGTGATACTCCTCGTTCTAAAAAACCTTCTACCGTGCGTATGCTGCTTTCTGTTTTTCCCGTTCCCGGAGGGCCTAGTATTATGTTCAGCACTAGAGTATTTCCTGTTCTCCGCTTAAGGGTGGTAGGTCTACGCTGATTTCTTCCTCGCCAAAGTAGGTTTGTGGCAGGCTCCAAACATGCACACCCTTACCTTTAACTCTCCAAAACGTTTTATCTGACTCTAAGTCTCTGAGTTTTAAGGTTATTTTGTTAGACGTATAGTGCGTAAAGTCGTTAACAGTTAAGTGCTTTCTAAGGTCTTTTACTTGAAAAAACACCTTGTTATCACACCACACAGAAATGCCTTGCAGTATGTCCTCTTTTTCCGTGCCCCGTGCTCTTTCGGTACAGAAGCTATGGAGCAGGTCTTCAAACTCACCGGAAAGCGTTGCATCTGGCGGTACCTCTACTATGGTTAAAGTGTCTAGTAGGGTTTGTATTCTGGTTTGCCACGCCCGTTGTGTAATTGTAGCGGGAAACTTGTTTATTTGCGAAACGCAGTCTTTTTGAAATTGCGGCTGACTAATGAGCCCTTGCGTAGACAGTTCCACCCGTTGTTCGTCTACGTTTAGTATCCAAATAGGGGGGTCGCCGTCTATTTTAGTAAGACTACTCAGCTCATGTGAAATCCCCGCAGGCCCTACGCCGTACTTTCGAGTCTTACACACCTCTTTGTTACAAAAAGGCTTTATGGGCTGGTCTTCACACTTGTAAAAGTAGTCCTTTTTATGTAGCTGTTTTATAACAGTACCCACTTCCGAATGGCTCAAGGGCGGTACTAGGTGATCTACGTTGTATTTTTGAACAAGGTTTTCCCAGTTATCGGCGTTAAACAGGCGAGCATACACCCCAAGATTAAACAACGCATTGTTACGGCTGCCTTCGGTAAAGCCTTGTCGGCACAAGTGCTGCAAGCACGGAGGGCCTTCTTTTAGAACGGTTTCTTTAGTACCAAAGTTAACGTCTAGCTTTGCAAAAGCTCCGGCAGTTAAGGCACGTTTTTTAGCGTAAGCAATAAAGGCTTCTGTGGTAAGGCTTTCGCCTTTAGTGTCAAAGGCGTAGCGCACGGTGCGGTCACCGGACTGGTACGGCATGTTTAAAAAGTTACCGGTATCTCCGCGGTCAACCAGTATGGTCGTTTGTTTGGGAAAAATCTCTGTGTCTGCATAGCCCAGCGCAGCAGCAAGATTGGTCATCTTCCGTTGCATGTCAGCGGCAGGAATATACTGTTTAACAAATAACCAGATATGTGCCCCGCCCGACTTACTACGCCCCACAATGGCGGGAATTTTGTTTTCTCTCAGCTTTTTAACTAATAGCTTATGGTCGGTGTCGTAGCTGTCAACATCTATTGCTCCCCACTTACAGGTGTTGTCGCTGCGTATAGGAATAATTCCCAGCCCTATACCACCTTGTAAGTGTTCTACCCAGTGTTCTAGTGTAGGGGGTTGGCGTAAGACTTTGGCTTGTCCTTGTTTTTTACCGTCTGATCGCTGTTCACCGTTTACTTGGTACGTTCCATGAGCTATGTCGCTTCCAGAAAAGAGCTCTAAAAACTCTTTAGCTAATTCCTGCATACGGTACCCCTAGCTGGTTCTCCAAATACGTATTCCGTTTTCTACTTTTCGTGAAGTAACCCCCCAGCCTTTTTCTTTCATTAACTTATATACATACGTAGCTTTACCGGTGTTTTTTACCAGTATTGAGTCCCCTACTTCTGCCTTTGATAAGCGTTCGTACTTACTACGACGAACGACATGGCTACCTTTTGGGGGAATAGGGATATTTTTTTGAATTCTCATTGTTGTTCTCCTAGAACCTGTTACTAAAGCGGAATGAACACGCTCCTCGGACCCATCATCACGAAGAACGTGCCCACCCCTGCACAGTGGTCTATTAACCGCTAAGGCTAATAAAGCTGTGTTAAGTCAAATAATAGACTCCTCATCAGGGGTTTGTTTTGCCCCAGATTCGTTCTGTTCTGCTCTTACCTGTACCTCACCTGCCTTTATACTACGGGCAAAGGCCACAGCTGACTCAAACCATTCCTTACCTTCCGGTGTTTCTAGGTTAAGGCTGCTTTCGCGGGTAATTTCCCAACCAAACCAGCTACCTTTGTCGTTGCGTTCCTCAACGGTAGCTAACCGGTATACCTGTGACATCATAGGCAGCGTGTATATACCATTAGCCCCTTTAGCAGTTAAGGACTGCATCTGTGTTAACCACTTACGTGATTTTTTCAGCTGCGTACTGGTCATGGGGACCATTGCGCGTTGTAACCCCTGTGTGGGATGCACATACAGTACAAAGAACTGTGCTGTGTTGGCCAACAGATTACCGCTTGGTAATATGTCTTCACCACGCTCGTTGCGTACAACGCTGTTGACTATGGGGTCAGTTGTTTCGTAACTGGCCACGTAGCCCCCGCCCTTTTCTCTAGGGGTCCATTCTACAAAACGCCTGTTGTAGTGTGCGGGTATGACCTGTATGCCAACGTCCCCGTCATATACTTCGTTCAGTACAGTGTTGTAGAGCATTCCTGCTTCGGCACCGTCTATGTATGCCCCGTCTCGCTTATTGACCTGTGGACTAAGCTGCGCAAGTATGCGTAAAAAAGGTATAGCTAAGTCATCGGTTTGGACTTCGCTAAAGCCTTCGGCAGCAAATTCTTCCAGTTCTTTATAAACGGCGATCTGATTTTTAGTCTCATCGACTTCGGCAAGTGCTTTACTAGCCATGTATCACCTCTTTGGTTTTATGATCTTAGCCTGTTCGCCAATGTACAGGCTAAATAAATCAGACGGGAGCTTGTTACCGGCTTCCACCTGCTCTCGGGCAAACGCTTTAAGCGTCATTGGCTCTACCCACTTACGGGCTGCTGGTTGAAACTGGCGTTCTTCCAGTTCATCCATTATTTGCTTGGCACTGTCCTCTTGTCCTCGTGCAAAGCTCAAGCTGATTTGGTTTTTAATTAGGTCGCCAAAACCGTTGTCAATAAGCCAAGAAAAGGCTTCTTCTTGGTTCTTTTTAGTAATACTGGCACCATAGTAGTTCTTAACTGAAATCTGACTACCATCTTCCATTTTAAATTCCCGTATGCCGTATTCCAACATGGCTGCGGGTAATTTATCTTCGGCTATTTCTCTTAAGTCACGCTTGGCTTGCTTTAGTTCTTCTTCTATGTCTTGTACGCGTCGCTCTAGTACTAATTGGGTTTGTGCCAGTTTGCCTACGCGGCTTAAGCCTTCTTCGTCTACGGTGCTGAGTTCGTTAGCTACTTCTTCAAAGCTGGTCATTTGTGGGGCCTCGTGTTGAAAGGTCTACCTGTAAGGGAAAGTACTGCCGTTCTAGCCTGTCCCATTTAAGTAACTGGTAACGGCCTCGGTTAAACTTTGCAGCTAAAGAAGCCGCTATGGCTACCCCAGCGGGGTCGCCGCCGAGGAGTAGGTAGTCATCGTCGGTGAACTTAGAAAGCACACTAGCCATACGCCTTACAGTAGGCGCAGTACTAAAACTTACCTGCTCTTTTGCAGGTAATAGGATTTCTAAATTACCAAAAGTGGCTGCGTCGGTAATATCTCTACCACGCATTTCTTGTATTATGTATACCGTCATGGCTTTCTCCCCATGCTGCTAATTAAATACTATAAAACTTACTTACCTGACTAGCAACCGTTAAAATAAAGCCCCCTGTTCCAACACAGGTTGCTCTGTGGAAATACCAAAGAATTCAAGGTTTTTGGCGCAGTTTTCTTTTACCTTGGCACTCGGTGTACCAACACGGCACGGTTCTAAACTGGTTACTAATTCTGCATACTGGTTAGCTACGTGGTGTTGGTCAAACCTAGGTAAAAGGGCTTTGTTGGCTCTTTGTATACGGTTCCACTGGTCTTGGTCATGCAGGGCGTTGTCTATTATCTGAGCAAATTCCTTTTCCGTGGCTGTGTGGGGAATTTCAATGTAGTTTTTATCCTTCAAAAACACCTTACTTCCAGCCATGCCTAGGTCAGTAGCTACGGGCACCGCGCCTTGAATAATGGCTTCTACAGTGGTGCGGTTAAAGTGAGCTCCATAGCCTGAGTACTTAAGCGACCAACTGGGGTCTATCTGTAGTTTTACATCCTGTAGTAACTGGTGAACGGTACTATTGGGTATTACACCTTTGTATAACATACCGCTATTTAAGGCCGCGTCCCAGATGCGTTCACCGTTTTCGTTGTAGTACTGGGGTTTGCATTTATCTATACTGGTCATATAGCGGTATTCAATGCCTGCGCCACCTATTAGTTTTTGTTCTTGGTTCTGCATGTGGGGTATGGCCTTTACTAAGGTGTGCATACGCTTCCATGCCTTAAATATCTGCACCGCAGCAAACCCCGACCGCTGGTAAAAGGGTCTGTTTTCGGTGTTGGGTTCTATGTGAAAGGGGTTTAAGATCATAGTACGTGGAATATCTAGGCATTCAGCGGAGTTGTAGGCGGCTTCGTGTACGCACACAGCGGCCCAGAACTGGTCGGAAACATGCAACAGATGTGGATACAGCTTGGGTAGGTTGCCGTCGTGAATAATGGCAATGTTTTTAGCCCCGTGGTCGTAAAGGTCTAACCAAGTGGATATGTTTTTATTGTCTTTGTTCAGTGTAGGCACAGGAATATGCCACAGTATGGCGTCGTAAGTGGCGCATTCTTCTTTAAACTGTTTTCTGGCTGCGTCGTTTAAATAAGGTACCTTGGGTAAACCTGCCCAGCCCCTAGCCTGATGGTGTTTGTATCCCGTGCCGTATATACGGTATTCTTCAATGTCTTTTATGTTTTGCTTACGTATTGTTACCTGTTTTTTAGGTACTAGCTGTACGAAGTCTACCTCGTGGCCGTTTAGTTTCAGGCCCATTGCAAGGTGTTCGGCGTGGTTGATTATGCCGCCGTAGTCCTGTATCTGGTACAAAACCATTCTAAACTTCATTTAAGCTCCTTAGGGGTAACTTTTTATAATAGTAGTGCTATTAACCAAATGGGCTTTTGAAAGTACAGCTATTTTTTGTCCTTCGCGTAGCGGAAAAGGTTCACTAATGTATAGTCATATATTGTATATCGGGCAGTTGGTGATTTCAACAACGTCGTTTCGTCCGATATACCATCTATATACAAACTTACCTCCCTATTGTCTACCTAAAAGGGGGGTAAAAAGTGTGTTTTTCCCTTAATGCCTTGGTAAAATAAAGTTATACACCTTGGTAGAAAGTAAAGGTTATGAGGTATAAATTTAAAACAACCCCTTATGGGCACCAAATGGAAGCCCTAGAAAGATCATGGCAAAGCCGCTACTATGCCCTGTTTATGGATATGGGTACGGGTAAGTCTAAGGTGCTGATAGACACCACCGCCATGCTTTACGACAAAGGCCATATACATGCCGCCATGATAGTGGCCCCAAAGAGTGTGTACCGTAACTGGCTGCGTAACGAAATCCCCCTGCACTTACCCGAACATATTGACCGCAATGTGGTGGCGTGGTCGCCTAAAAATACACAGAAAAAGAAAAAAGAACTCGAAACCCTGTTCACCGCCACCCCTGAGGAGCTAAAGATTCTGCTAATGAATGTAGAAGCCTTTAGTACCAAAAAAGGAGTGGCTTTTGCCAAGCTGTTTTTACAACGGTGGAGAACCCTGTTGGCCGTGGACGAAAGCACCACAATAAAAACCCGAACCGCCAACCGCACCAAAAACCTAATAAAGATAGGAAAGCAAGCCACTTACCGTAGAATACTTACGGGGTCGCCTATTACAAAGTCGCCACTGGACTTATTTACCCAGTGTGAGTTTTTAAACGAAGGTAGCCTAGAGCAGTCAAGTTACTGGGCGTTTCAGAACAGGTACGCCAAAATGATTCGCCGTAACCTAGGCAGCCATTCGTTTAATCAAGTAGTGGGGTACCGCAACCTAGAAGAACTCAACAGTATTATTGCACCGTTTAGTTTCCGCGTTAGAAAAGAAGACTGCCTTGACCTGCCCGCTAAAGTATACGTGCAACGCACCGTAGAGCTTACCACACAGCAGCAGGAGGTCTACGCCACGTTAAAACGTGCAGCCCTAGCCATTATAGACGGCACCCTAATAAGCACCCCTAACGTGCTTACACAGATCCTGAGACTACAACAGGTGTGCAGTGGCTACGCCCGCATGGACGACGGCACCGTAAAACACATGCCTACTAACAAACTAAAGGAATTACTAAGCGTAGTAGAAGAAACCTCCGGTAAGATGATTATCTGGGCCAACTTTACCCACGACCTACTAACCATTGAAGAAGAACTAACTAAACTCTACGGCGAAGACTCTTGCGCCACTTTCTACGGTGACACCGCCCTAGAAGCACGACAAGAAATAGTAGAAGAATTCCAAGACAGCAGTAGTCCACTACGGTTTTTTATTGGCCAGCCGCGTACAGGGGGCTACGGCTTAACTCTTACCCAAGCTAAAACCGTAATCTACTACAGTAACGGTTACGACCTTGAAGTACGCTTGCAAAGCGAAGACCGCGCCCACCGCATAGGACAGGAAAACAAAGTAACTTACGTAGACATAGTGGCTGAAGGCACCGTAGATGCAAAAATACTCAAAGCCCTGCGTAACAAAATAAACATTGCCAGCCAAGTAATGGCAGAAGGCCATAAGGAATGGCTTATTTAGAGTTTACTATTTGGCGGTTTTTAATGTGTTCTGCGGCAATATCTTCTTTAGACTGCCCATGGTACGGCACGGCATGGCCTTCCTGACACATGAGGTCATTGGCACAATGGCCGTCTTTATTGATAATTTTGCCGAGAATACGCCCGAATTTACCCCTGCCACTGCCTTTAGCGGTTTCTAGGGTAATTTGGTAGTCTTCGGCTTCGATAAAATCTACCAAGAACTGCTTGGCAAGTAGACCGTACTTTTTTTCAACCTTGTCGCGAGTACGAGATTCCGGTGTATCTATACCGTAGAGCCTGATGCGCTGTTTAGCAAGTATTACCTTAAAACCAAGGTCTATGTCGCAATCGACAGTATCGCCATCAATGATTCGGGTAATTTTGGCTTTGTACTGGTACATCAGCCTAGTAAGGACATAATACCGCTGCGGTCACGGGCGGTTTCTTTTTCGGCAACGGCCTGTCCTAATGGGTCGTATGGAAACAGGGAAGAATAGTTTTGCATATTGTTCTGTACGGGTTGTGTACTTGCCTGCGGTACGGGTTGTGTACTTGCCTGCGGTACGCGTAGTTCCGGTACAGTAGTAGGCGTTGCAGGTGCTTGATCTACAGGGGGAACAGCTGGTTGTGGTTCAGCTGAAGGAAGAGGATATCGATAAACACGGGTTTCAGGTGGCGCTTGTCTAGGAGGATACAGTTGACCATCAACCTCTACTCTGTCAATGTTACTGGGGTCAACAATGCCTTGTAACCATAGTAGTCTTCTCAAATGACCAGCTTGTTCGTCGGTCACAGAAAAAGCATCGTTTCCTGAGCGAGTAAGAGTCCTAGCAAATTCTGGATCAATCATTGCTCTTTGTAACATTTGATCCATAGCTCTAGTGTTTCCTGCTCGCCAAGCCTGTGAAGCTATCCAAACAGAAGTGGTTCGTGGGCTAACACGACCTTCTAGCATATTGATCATACGTGCAGACCACCCTTGTGGTGTTACACCGGTAACGTCTCCAAAGGCCTCTATAAGGCCTCCTCTATCTAGACCTCTTCCTATTTGTTGTCTCATACCTAGTTGAAACACTCTTTCAAATCCATCAAGGGTAACTAAGAGATTATCAAAATGTTCCCTACCCATCACGGTAACAAAGGCATCTTCATTCTGTCCCAGCATGGTAGCAAAGGACTGAAGATCTGACGTTGCAGTAGGACGCCATCCGGGAGTTAAAATTTCTTCCTTGTTTACTGCTCCTGCCCGTTCTACTTTGTAGATCATTTCCTCGAAAAGTTTACGGTTTAATGCTTCCTGAGCTCCCGGGAAGGAATCTTTTCCTCTTGTAACAGAAGCCAATGACCGTAAAACAGAAGAATCTTTTGGTCCACCCACACCTAGTGCTCGGTTGATAGCGTACTGGAAGATGTTTTCCATACTTTCGTTTTGAAAAATAGTTCGGTCTGTTTGAGACCATCCTTCCGTATTAGCAAACGCCTTAAAATCATCAAGTGCTCGGGTAAGTGAATAATCTTCTACTCGTCTTTGTCTGGCCTGTAGTCTCCTTTGCCTAGAAAGAAGAAAACCCAGCCTATTACCTGTGTCGGAGAGTATAGAAGCCGCCGTGACCTGTTCCCCCGTCACAGGGTGAGGTACTCTTAAAGTTTCTAACATGGGCCTGTTGTCGGAAATATATTGGTTTAATTTTCCTTCATCCAATTTACCATTAGTCATAGCACCACTGGCATTTCTTGCTCTATCGAGAACCACATCTCTCATTGCTGTGAGCATTTGAAATTGAGGAGTTTGGCCTCCTGTTCCCGCGTTATTTGGTAAAAGTTCTGCCATGTGCATGAACTGGTCAGCGGTGTCGCTGTTTCTGAGAAAAGCCAAGGCCACTTCTTCATCGGGAACAGTGTACTGTGTTACAGGGGACAAGGTATCGCCCCAAGGGCTTACTCTTTCTGGAGCACTTCCCGGACCTGTTTGAATAGTTCTTTTTACTGCGGCTCGTTCAAAGGGTAAAATCATGTTTTCAAAGTACTGCCACGCAAACTCCTTATAGTTATCTGTAGCAGTACGAAAATGCCCTGCGGGGCCGTACATCATATTATCCAAAACAGTTCTTAAAGAGGCTAAATCTGTTACATCTACTCCTTCTGCTGATCTCATAGCAGTAGTAACCTGTTGTCGGAATCTTCTCCAGTTTTGGAATCCAAGTGTACCACTTTCAGGGTTAAAGTCTAGAAACTCTCTTATCAACTTATGGGTTTGTCTTCCTCCTAGTAAGTCATCCATACTGTGTGTGCCACCTAGGTTTAAAAGACCTAAGAGCTGATCTCTCACAGCAGGAATAGTCTGCATTTCAGGGGTACCGTCTGGGTTAAGTACGGCTTCAGTTATAATGTTACCGCTTGCATCTGTGGTTTCCCGTGTAACGGGAATTTGGTGCTCGTTCAGGTAGCCTACAGACCTTCTTTGGTCTATTCCTAAGTCGGTGGCTAACTTATCTGTTGCTGCCTTAGAATTATCCCAGAAGGTTTGCCACAAAGTACGTATAGTTCTTCCTGCTTCATCTCTACGAACTTCCTGAGCCCCACCAGCCATTTCTTCTAGTTCTACGTCTATATTACGTAGGTTTGCGGCAAGTTTATCGTTTAATCTTTGTACTCTCCCTGTAACAGAGTCAATTATCATGCTGGGTTCAGGCCAAACAGGTTGCCCATCTGCATTCAGCATAGGAAGCCCTGTTTCTGGGTCAATAACAGGCATAAACAGTTTTTGTTCAACAAAATCATTCATTATGGCTGCGTTTTTCAGCCCTGTTTCTCGATACGCAGCGGCAGATTCTTGGTCTAAGCCCGCAACCAATCTAGATTCTTCACGCATTAAAATGGGAGAACGACTTCTCGCCGCAGGACTAAGCTGTAGCTGTTCACCTGTTATGTTTTCTATCAGAGCTTCTATTTGTTCTGTGCGACTAAGGTAGGCGGCGTTTTCTTGTCTTGTAAGTTCTGCTTCTATTTTATCTTCTGTAGACCTTCGTGTTCTTTGTCCCCTATTCCAGAACCTTAACCTATCGCCTGCTTCTCTCCCTGTTCTTGCAGCGGTATCGTATACTGTTCCTAAAATTCCTTCTCTCCCTGTCTGTGTGTTAAGGTCTGATGCTCTTTCAGAAAACCATGTTGTTGCTCTACCAGAAGGAGACTTGTTAGCCAATGCGCCAAAGAGGTTAAAAACCCCTCCCATACCTTGCTGTGCTAGTGCAACACCCGCCATAGGAACAGCAAGTGACCATGGGCCAGATCCGGGGATGGCTTCTTCCCAGCCTTGGTACCATATTCCACCTATACCACCTGCGCCTATTTCTGCGGCAGCCAGTTTCATGGGGTCTTGCATGTAGCGAGCAGGATAGGCTGTTGTGGTAGCTAACCGAATTCCGGGAAACATTGTTCCAAGAGGATTAGTTTGACTAAACGGCTGGCTTATTCTTTGTAAGGTTTGCAGTTGAGCCGCTTGGCTTGCTGCGGGGCCTGCTGCCTGTTCGAGAGCAGGGAAAATACGTCTTGCCAAGGACGCAGTAAGTGCCGTAGTGCCTACACCCATAGCCGCACCTATTCCTAACCCCTGTCCCATACGTCCCATGGAAGTTTGAAAACCTACTTTATCGCCTTCTCCCCTTTGTCCAAGGGCACTAAGTTGACCCGCTATAAATCTAGTGGGTTGCGGTACGTAGTTAGTGTCTAAAAAGTCTCTAACAGATTTTGCCCAAGGGGCAGTTCGGATTGTTTCGTAGTCGGAGGCATTTATTATTCTATCGAATATGTTTCGGGTAACGGGTGTATCCATAGGAAGTACACCCATAGACTTTGCATCTAATATGGCTGCGCTAACCACATAGTCTGGTATACTTGCAATAGCCCCACTCAGACCACTCACTGTTCCTCTTGCAAGATTACTTATCCCAGAAAAAGGACCGCTGCCATAAGATTCTCCCCCTGCTCTTTGACTAGGCATCACATGCTGAACTACGTCTCGGTATGGGGGTTCCCCTGCTGCTATAGCTCCCTCTAGCGTAGCTGGTGGAGGTACTCTAAGTTCGGGTACAACATAGTCGTCTTCTCTAAGAGCTGCTTGTATTTGTTGAGGAGTTGCGGGGGTAGCGATAATGTTTGGTCTAACCCCTATTGGACGTGGAGGACCATACACCTGTTCTGGGGCAGAGGGGATGTAGTCCACCGCTCCTTGGTCACGCATTCTGGTTATTTCTTCTGGAGGAACAGCCATGGTTTAATCTGTCTTTCGAAACGGAAATTGTGCTCTGGCTTCATCCGTCAGTCTGCCAGCTTCCCCATATCTGAACCAAATTCCTCTTCTTCCCACTTGTTCAGTAGGTTTACTATACTCTATTCCGTAATATGGTAGGTCGGGGTTCTCGGGGTCACGCTGTTTTAGTTTTTCTTCAACTTCTTTCTCTTTACCTTCTGGTACTGGGTAAAAGCCCCATTTACCCTCTAACTGTGAGGCATTATGATGGTTATTAGAGTTTCTTATCATATCGACATAGTTCCGATGTTCGCCTATATCTAATCTAAAGGGATCACGAATTCCGCCACTTGGAGCCACTTCCATTGAGTAGTAAGGCTGACCAGTTAGTTCTGCTACAGAGCGAGAATAATCGTTTTGGAGTCCTCTAAGAATTTCTAACATCCTTGCTCTAGCTGCTTTGGGGTTTCTAAAGAACTGTGCTGGGGCTTCTCCTAAAACATTACGTACGTACCGCACTTGTCCTTCTGGGTATCGCATAGAAGGCACCGCAGCTCTTACTAAGATTTCAACTAATCTTGTCCATTCAGTAGCCATTTGTTCTGTACCCATGTTCTGGATCCAGTCATCCCAGCGGCTATCATCAGGGATAAAGGCAGCGGCGTTATTCATAAACATCTGAACACTTGCCGCTGGACCTGTGGCAGATTCAAACCCTGATCTTTCCATAAAGCTCATGAACTCGCGCACTGCGTTTTCATAGTCCATTACTCCTGTCAGCATACGACTACGAAGACTAGCCTGACCATGAACTGCCATATAGTCCCAGTCAATAGCAGGGGCACCATTCAATTTAGCAAGAGGATGACTAGAATCAACCCCAAGCTCTTCTGGAGCGTTTAGGGTTAGTACTTCGTTTGTTTCTGGATTGGTAAAGCGAACAACGTGGGCTTTGCCGGTGTTTTTGTTTACTATGCTGACGACATTATCTTTAACGGCGACTTCCTCAAAGTCTGCCAGTGTTCCCATAGTCCAGTCTTGTTTATTGGAGTCCAGTAGTTCAAGTCCTCCATCTGGGCCAGTACTTGTGTAGTACAAGGCGTTTGCGGTATCAGCAAAACCGGTGACTTGTTGAGGATTTCCCTGCTCATCAAAAAGTACAAAATTTGTTCTTGTATACTTTGGTGTTGATTTACCGGTTTGTCCAAGGGCATAGGCATCAGCATCTATGGGGGTTATGTCTTGGGCATCTCCTATGTAGTTTCCGTCTAGTCCAAAAAGCCCATAAGGATGCATACGCCCTGCGCCGTACCGGCGTTTGTTTTCTGAATCGGTATACATAAAGTACTCTACAGGTGTTGTAGCGTAGCTCTGCAGCACATCATCTCTGTGTCTTGCGTTAACCCCTTCTGCTTCTGCTCCCAGCTGGGCCAGGACCTGTCCCCAGTTCAGAGAACCACTCATTAGTTCGTATTGCCTCAGTTCATCTTGACTTTTATCCTCCTCAAAAGCCTCTATAGCCGCTGACCTGAGGTTTAATTGTATTGTGTTGTATTCGGACTGTAGGGCTTCTGCCTGTTCGTATGCTCCTTGGGCCATGGCCATTTGTTGCTGGTTTCTGAGGTCCTCTAGCCGTTTGTATTCACCACGGGCGTTTACGCGGATTTGTCTGTCTATAGCGGACTTTTCCTTGGCCAGTGTACCTATACCGTCTGCTAGTCCGGGAATAGCCTGCGCCATGGCATAAAAAGGATTCTTACTACTGGTGGCTATTGCTCCCCCAAACTTGGCCAGTTCTAGCCAGCTTTGGGTTTCTATGTCTTTTTGTATATCACCGTAGTCGCCTTGGTATTCAGCAAGAACCTGTTCGTAGTCAGGGTTTTCTACCAAGTAGTCCCCCATTAACTGTTTTTGTTCTTGTATAATTTGTTCTGGTGTTTTTCTCTCAGGTAAATAGTCTGTTAGTTGGCCTAGTCTTCTATCTACTCTAGCGTCAACACTCTCTACTTTTGGAAGCGCATCGGATAAGGTACCTCTATACTGTTTTGCGTAATCCTGTATGTCTTGCATCTTTATTTCGGGTGTTTTACCAAAATCAATATCCCATAAGGTTTCCGCACGGTCCATTCCATCGTAAATATCTTTATCAGAGGCATAACTCCCAGCAGGAATATTCCTAACGTCCACTTGTCCTCTATAAAGAGGGAGAATATCAGGGTCGGTTATTGGAGTAATCGGCCCTAACTGCGCGGCATCTACGGCCTGCCGCTGTGCGGCATCTACAGCAGCGGAGCTTCCCACGGGAGGAGTTTTTCCTATTGGGGTCAGCAAGGGGTTATTTGCGTTAATGTTTCCATAAATAGGATTAGTGCCCATAGGGTTAAGGTCATTAAAGCCACCTAGATTAAACCCTACCATGGGGTTAAAATCCGCAGGCATGGGCATAGTAGGAGCAGCTACAGGGCTGGTGGGGTCGCCAACGGCAGTACCCATTGTTTGTGCTGTTAGGTCTCCGGGATCGCCCAACAAACTACCCAGCCCACCTTGCCCGTTAGTAGACTCTACCGACTGTATAAGCTGTAAAGTGGTCTGAGTTATAGGCAGTACGCTCTCGGGGGTGGCTTGTGCGTCTTGTTCGCCAACAAGGGCAGCCAGTTCGGTGCGGGCCTGCTCGGTATTAGTGGCAGTGCCTCCCATGGCAGCCAGCATATCGTCTACGGACTCTGCCGCATCTAGCTGGGCACTGGTAGCAGCTATTTCTTGGTTCATGGCGGTGTCGACTTCTTGTTGTAAGTCTGTCGTGAGCTGTGTTTCTAGTTCAGGGTTTACTGGTGCGGAAGGTACATCGGCCACGGTACTTACAATACCGGAATTCTGCGCCTGATCGTTGAACATTGGTCGGTTGAGAATAGCCATTTATGTTCTATTCCCAAACAAGTTCTGATACCCCTGATACGCCCCCAAAGCCGCTATACCCGTACCTACCGCAGCACTCATGGGATTAGCTCCCGGAGCCGTGGTAGCCGTAATTGCCGACTCACTACTGGGAGCCCCCTTGTACATGTCACTAAGGAACCCTATGCGCTGGAACGGTTCGTAGGCTTCGGCGGTAGCAGTCTGGCGGTAAGCGTCCATTGCGCGTTGCTGGGTTTCTTGGTCTAAGCCGCCCAGCAGGCTAAGGAACTGGTTTTCGCCTTGTTGTATGGCTGCTTGTCTTGCACCTAGGTCGCCGTAGGCAGTACCCATGCCTCGCAGGGTATCGGCGGTTTGGCCATACAGGCCTCCTACGCCCATTAGTCCAGCACCGCCTTGTTGCATTCCGGTTAAGCCTAGTTGGCCACCTCGTAAGGCTGCTTGTGTACCTAATTGTCCAGCCATGCCCAAGCCTTGTATTCCCAACTGCTGCCCGCGTTGCAAGCGGCCCAGTTGTTGTTCTCTTGCACCCATGCTGGCAGCCAAAGCCTGTTGGTAGTTACGGCTCATGTCTTCGGCAATCCGCTTAGCCTTAATGTCACTAATGTTGCGCTGGAATTCTTGTTCGGCAACGGCTTGACGTGTACCACCAAAAGCTCCCGCAGCTACCCCCTGTGCCCTGATACCCATTAGGTCTTGCTGGGCTTGGCGGTCTATATCCCTTAGGGTCTGCTGGGTGACTTCTCTTTGGTAGGGGTCCATAAAGCGGGCGGCTTCGTTAGGGTCGTACATGGCAGCACCAGCACCTAAACCACCAACCAAGGTACCAATTCCTCCCATAGTATCTGCGGCTCGTTGGTCTGCCAGAGCAGCGGCACCATACCCGTACTGGGGAGCACCACGGAAAACACCAGCGGCTTCTGCGCCTAGTTGGCCTATATTGCCCGCAGCCGCTACGCCACTGCCCAAGGCTCCTGCGGCTCGGTTTAAGTACGGCTGGTAGGAACCCAGTCCCTGTGTGGTACGAGTCATTGCTAACCGCTGCATGGGGCTTAGGCCCGCTGTTTGGTAGCCTAAACGGCTCATATCAACGGGTATGGCTGCTCGTTGTTTAGCTAGTTCTAATAGACCTAGCTTGTAGGCTTCTATTTCGGGGGCTTCCCGTGCAATGTGTGTTTGAACGTTTTCTTCAACCATATTGTTTACCGTTTTCTAAGTCTCGCATCATACCGTACATACGTGCTGCGCCTTTTCGTCGATCGCCATTTCCAGCCTTTTCAACGGCCTTAGCTGTAAATACAAATTCACCATCACTTAGCATAGCTGGTACGCTATCGGTGGTGGGGCCTCCGGGACCGACTATTTCGCCCCCACTGGCGGCAGCCACTACTTGTCCCTGTTGAAACAACGGATTCTGTAACGCAGGGAACATATACGGCCTGTATCCCATACTGGCGGGCGCGGGCGGTACGTCTTCTACTAGAAAAGGCCGTGGTGCTTGGTACTGTGCTAACGCACTATGAGCAGCACTCGGCACAAAATCTTGTACATTAAAACCGTAACGGGCAGGGTCTTGTTGTAACAGATCTACCCCTGTGGTTTGTTTTTTCATAAGGTTTTGTGCGGAAGGCTTTGGTTTGTCTTCTTCGGCAGCGGCACCTAGGTAACTAAGGGCTGCAAGGCCCCCGCTAATCTTAGCGGCTGTGGGGAGTTGGTCTACATAACGGCCTATACCCGCCATGGACTCAGGTAGTTTAGATTCTAAAAATCCCACCTCCGGCGGAGGTGCTGTTGTTGTTGCTTTAACAATTTCTGCCTCCGATAACGTTCCTATACCTTGTAATCGTTCGCGTTTACTAATGTTTATTACAGTGCCATCATCTAGCGTAACGAGCTGGTCGGTTGGGAGTGTATCAGTCAGGTTTCCAGTTGGTATTGGTGCCACAGCAGAGGTTTGTAGGTTCGGAAGCCCACTAACAGCCGAAAGTGCCTTTTCTGTTGCGGCGGCGTTTCTGGCTGCTGCCGCAGACTGAGGCAGGTTTTGATACTGCGAAAGCCCACTAAGTGCCTTTTGTGTTACGGCGGCGTTTCTGGCTAATGCTCCAGATGCGCCAGTAGGTATCGAAGTCATCGTACGGGGAGTAACAAGTGCGCTTTGGCCCCCTTGTAAGGCTGTTGTTGTTGAGCCTAGGTTGCTGTAGGTACCTGTGCCTGTGCCTGTGCCTGTGCCTGTACGTGCGCCTCCAAAATGCGCACCAGCAGCCGCTAATGCAGCAGCCTTTAGGGCGTCTTCGGTAGAATACCCCGCTGCCTTGGCTCCTGTGCCTGCGCCCACAGCAGACCCAATAGTAGAACCCCACCCCGCACCGGCTCCTCCCATTAGGTTGTAGCCTATTACTGCGCCTATAACGGGCAGGGCTTTCTTTATGAGCTTACCTACTTTTTTAAGGGTTTTTTTAAAAAAGAATTCGGGTTGTCCCGTAATAGGGTTAATACTGTTAAGCTCATTGCCCACTATGTAACGCTCGGGTTCAAGGCCGAGTTCTTCCATCTGGGTAAAGAGCATTTTCTTAAGTCGTGGGTTGTTTTCCAGTACTTCCATGGGGAGTACGGTTTCGCCTTCGGCGGCGTGTATGATGTAAGTGTCGCCTTCGCGACCGAACTCAGCCAACATTTCCGCTTGCTTGGGCAAGCTGGCTATGCCAGTGGTGGGCACCATTTCTTCTTCCACTACGCGGTAAGGCAAGCTGGCTATACCCTGTGGTTGTGCGGCTAGGCTTTCTAGACCCCCTTGCATGAAGACTCCTCTTTATTGAGATCAAACACACGCAGGGTTGCGAACCACTGTGCTACGCTGGAGAATATAATATATGGGTATTTCATAGTTGGCAATTTAAGATATCGTCACAGTTACACTACCCACACTAACCGTTGCCTCATTACCGCGGGGATGTGGCTTATTAAGCGCAGTAAGTTTGGCGTAGTTGTCGTGGTTAAAAAGAGCTCCGGTTTCTAAACCTTGGTCATCGGTTTGCAGAGCAGTAAAAACAAAAGCGGTGGCACGGCCTTCTCCGGGGTTCTGCGTTTGCTGTAAAAATACACTAAAAGCCCGCACTATTTCCGCTAGGTAACGGGCCGAGTACTCCTCGGGCGGTACAGGAAAGTCCGGTTGTACAAGGTTACGCGACATTACCGCCTGCCATCCGGTCTAACGTCTACACGAGGGCTTCCAAGCCGCCATTGGGTTTCGGTACCAGTGGTGCCTACCCTTAGTGCAAAAGACCGCCCTCTGAGCCGTACATGCACCTGTGTGGTGTATTGTTCTACGGTGGTAGTGGTACCGGCTACAGAGCGAGTTATGGTGCTGTCGGTGGTGGTGTCGTAGTTACCTCCGGGAAAATCCCTTGTTTTTAACGTAAACGTAGCCGTGGGAGATGCCGCTGTTGACCCGTCAAAGGTAATATCCGGTATTAACCGCCGAATAAAAGCGTAGTTGTCGCCTTCGCCTATGTCTATCTGACTAGACTCAATATACGACGTAATAGCCCCCGCGGGGCTGCTGCTGCCATCATCCATGCCTTTTTCTTGGTTATACAGGTAGTTATCGGTGGCGGCGGCTATGGGGTAGCGGTTAATGCCTCGGTCAAGCCATGCGGTACGTGCCAAGGTACCTATAGACCATGCCTGCTCCTCGTAGTTGTAGATTACGTAGCGGTCGTTTTCGGTAGAATCGGCACTGGGGTAAAACCACCAGATTTCACCAAAAGAACTGTTTAGCGCAGCAAAGGCTTTTTCCTTTTGTTGTAGGTTAAAGTCGTTAAATACATAGGAACGCACCGTACACGGCAGCTTTTGTACTCTACCGTCATAAACGTAAAAGTCCTCTAGCCCCATCCAAAAAACAATATCTGCCGTGGCTTTTGCCGCCTGTGGAGACATAATGGTGATGTTATTTGAAATCTGGTTAATTCCAAACGTAAACGGTGGTCCCAAAAACTGCATGGCATGTAACGAAACATCCGTGAACACCAGAATCTGTTGCCGTGTTTCTACGGCGCATATAATTTCCGACCCCGACCCCAACCTGAATCCGCCTGCGGTATTGTTGGCGGTGCTTATCCAAGTGGTAGCACTCTCTTGGTGGCTAAAACGTATCATTAAGGGGTCTTGTGTGCCTATGGCGTCTTCGGGGTCACAGCCAAAAGCCACTATGTGGCGGTCGCGGTCACTTACTAGGACTTGCTTTGCTAGTGTAGGGGCTTTACCGTCTGCGCCGGTTAGGTCGCTAAGAGCAACAGCACGTGAATACGTAGCAGCTTGGGCACTGGTGTCCCAGTAGTAAATGTTACCATCACGTATGTTCATAATAAGGTCTTCGCCAAAATTATCATGGCTCCATAAACGCAGTATCATAGAGATGTCGGCAATAGACGCTGCCGAATTCCATGTACCACGGCCCCATGTGCTTGCTCCCCAACCAGTACCCAGTACGGTGGTGTCTAAACCGGTGTTTACCTGATACTTACCCACTACACTGCCGCCTCCGTTGCCAGAGTCACTACTGTTGGCGGTAACGGTATCGCCGCTGGTGTCTTTTGCAGTAAAGGTATAGGTGTTTACACTGGGCACACTAGCTACTTGGTATTCTTGGTTCAGCACGTCAGCGGTAATCAACCCACCAAGCGTTGCTGCGCCGCTAAAGGTTACAAAGTCATTAACTACGCAGTCGTGGTTAGTATCGGTTGCGGTAATAGTGCTAGACCCATTAGTAGCGGCAAAAGTAACATCCCCCGCGGTAGTAGTGGCACGTAAAGGGGTAACGTCATTGTAGCTATCGCCTTCTTTTATGTAGTACTTAAGGTGTGTGCCTACGCCCATACGCAGGGTGCCATTTAGGGAATCCCAAGCGTGTAGTCCACGGCAAGTACCTAAAAAAGTGTTAGAGGTGTTCTTTTCCCAACCACCGATTTTTTCCGGTACACCAAAACGGAACCTTATCTTTTCAGCAACAAACCAGCCTCCTTCGTTGGTGTAGGAAGTGGTTTCTCTATTTATCCCGGGACGGAACTGTAGTTTTTGTAAAGGCATATAATCACATTAACACGCCAACTATATGGGTAATGGCAGTGGCAAGTACTGTACCCACCACTAACCAAGCCAGTTTTTCCCATCTAGCTGAATGGCCGTTAACCGTAACCCGCAGGGCTTTAAGCTCGTACATGGCCTCTGTCCAACGTTTTCCACATTCTTCTTCGTGGAGTTCTATTTTTTGTAAGGCTTGTAGTGCTGTTTGCATTGCGGGGTCGTTTTGAACGGTTCTTCTCTTCATTTTCTACGTCGTTTAACTGTTTTAGTTGTGTAGGCTTCATTGCGGTCGGGAGTAGTGGGGTCATCCGCTTTGTACTTACCCTGCTTGTTTCTAGCTCGTACGGTGATTTCTTCTCTCCGTAATACCACCCTGTTAAACCACTTACTGAACGGTACCATCTTTATCAACCTCCACTTTCCAAACATTTAAGTTAGCGGCTACAGTGCGGCGTTCGCCTTCGCCCTTAAAGGGGTAGACCATGTGCTGTAACCAACTAGGAAACATATAGAGCTTACCGACCTGCGGCTGCAACGATGTGGACTGTGGGGGCCGTAACCGCTCCACATCCATAAGAGAGTTTCTGCCGTACTGAAATGCCAGATAGCCGTCACAAGCTCCACTGGAGTTGTAAAGGCTGTAGTTTGGTGTGCCTGCTGTAGGCTGATCCAGTATCTGCTGCGGAACCTTAGTCCAGCAGGTTACTGAAATCCCCATAATGGTTTTAGTGCCGTGGTCATGGATAGGATTGTAGTCACCCTCAAAGCTATGAACTGACCACAACTCATCAACCTCAACCTTGCGTGTTCCTGCCAAGATGTTTGCAGTCTGCTGGCTAAAGTGCTTGATATACTCGATACCAAGGCCACAGATAAGATCAGAAAATTCCTTTAACTCAGGAGATTCGTGATTCATCGTCAGTTGCTGACCATGCTGAATCTGTCCTACCAGAGTCCCGGCATGAGATCGACGTTCTTCGCTCTCAAGCAGTTCGTCCAGATAGCCATTCAGACCATCAACCATCTCTGGCGGCAGATTCGTTTCCAGCATATACGCCGCAGGCAGTGTCCAGTTCTGAAATTGAATTTCTGGCATTAGCTTGGAATCGTATAACTGTTATCAGGCACAGGATTGGATGGCGGATTAGTAATTACACTATCTACCTGACTAGCGAATATCGCATCCCACTTGGCTGTCGGACAAATTCCTTCAAGCTCGCTCTTAGTCCAAGAACCTTTAGCTTTCTTGGAAAACACTGTAGCTCCAGAAAGAGGGTCTACACTTTCTACTGTAGTCGAAAAAGTAGAGACATAATGAGTTGCATCACCTTCTGAGTCATTCTCATACCTCATCACCAAATCCCACCTGTGAACCTTGCTCGACTTAACGTACGGCACGGCCTTAGTGAGTGTTTTCGTTACTGCCATCTTACTCTCCTTGGCATTTACATTTAGGCTGCGCTTTCAATTCCTCTACTTCAGCAGACAGTTCTTGAACTG